CCCGTAATAACCATGGCCGGCGCCATAGCGGTTCGGGTCTTACTTCAAAAAGTTAGCCGGCTGAAATTTCTTACTTGAAAAAGCTGGCAGGTTGTCGTTCAGTGAAAACGATTGACACACGGAACGTATGCAACTATCTTTCAGCGTGACAGATACGCAAATTTAACGACGGAGAATACCGATGAACGACGCGATTATCCTGGATGACCTGACGCCGGCCATGATGACCATGGAGACGGACGTGGAACTGCCGTCAGGTATCCGGGCTAACAGTATCACTGGCAACCTGATCGGCCTCAAGCCGGGCGAGGTCTACGTTTATGCGCAGGAGCTGGACAGCAGCAAGGCGCTGGCAGACCTGCAGACCGAAGCCACGGCGCTGCGCTACAAAATGCGTAACGGCGTGTCGTCTTCCCTGCGTAACGCCAAACGGGCCTGCAATAGTCAGTTCTCACTGGAAACGGCGCTGGTCATGTACCCGTCGGGCCGTGCGTTTATCCAGGTGGCGATCAAGCGCGTTGATGACGGCGCCGGCACACCGGAAGACGACGAAGTTTAATCCTGTAGGACGCGGCACCTCTTTTTTGCCGTACCACCCTTTTCACCCGGAGACACCCTATGTCATATGATGACCAAAGGAAAACGTCGGAAATTATGCCCGGCTACCCTGAGTTAGCGCGAGTCCTGCATACCTACCGTAAGCCAGGACAGCAGGATGGCGAGATCATGATCGACCATATTGACCCTGCTTATGCCCAGCTACTGACCCCGATCACCCGTGATGATGCCATTACGCTTATCCGGATGTTACAGCATACCTTTGACATTCCAAATGAAGTCGAAGAGTTGAAACAGCTGCTGACCATGCGCGAAGAGACGAACCAGAACATCGTGGAGAAGTCCGTCATGGCAGGCATCGCGAACATCATGTACGAGAACGGCCTGAAACGCGCCACCATCACCCCGCAGAACGTCATGTCCGGCTTTGTGCCATCGCTGTCGATCGACGTCAGCGTGCCGGGCGTCGTCATCTACACCCTGAACGGAGAGCCGCTCAATGGAAAACCCGACACCGAGTAATGTCGCGCTGGCGGTGAACCGCGTTGCGGCGCCGCGCAAACGACTCGACGCTGGCCCGGCGTTTCGATCCCTGGAAGACAAATACGCCGTGGCCATTTACGTCACGCATACCGGTTCGGCCATTGTTGGCTACCGCGGTACCGGCAAAGTGCTGTTCAGCGAAGGCGATTATGCGAAAGCCAAAGGCGGAAAAGCCCGCGGCGCGGCAGAGGTCGGTCAGATGATCCACTACATCATCGGGCTGCTGTACTGGGCTAACACCCACATGCCAACGCCGGAAGTCGCTGCCGTACTGGCGGAGATTGCTGGCGAAAAACACTAAGAAGGAAACCCCATGTCAAATGAAAATGAGTTCAGAGAAGTCAACCCGGAAAGCGTCGCCCGGTATCGCGATGCGGTACGCCGTGGGGACATCACTTTCGCCAGCCCGGAATTCCTCACGACGCTGGCCATCTTTTACCTGCAGATGAATTCGCAGGCGGAAGCGAAGGCCGATTATTTCGATATCCTCGTCGACCAGGCACGAACCGAATCGGCCCGGGCTATCGAAAAATACCCGCAGCCGAATTACACCATGCTGAAATTCTCGGAAGAGGCCGGCGAGGTGATCAAGGCAGCAGTGCATTACGCGGAGCGCCGTGATACCTGGGTCCATGTCGAAGAAGAGATCGTGCAGACCCTGGCCATGTTAATCCGTTTCCTGCGTGAAGGTGATGGCGTCAATAAAATCTACCCGCCGAAAGACCTGCGCGATGCCATGCGAGGGAACCGTGATGAATGATAGCCTCGTACACCGCCGCGGCGAAAACTGGATACGCCGCTGGACCAAACGTAACCGCCGACCAATGAAGCACAAAGAGCTGGACGGTCATGCTCGCATACGCCTTACTCCATACCTGCCGTCATTTGCGAAACTGCTGCTGGCGTCCATCCTGTTCATGGTGCTGATCGAGCTGGTCGCCTGCGTGGCGGTCCTCTATGTCGTCCTGACAACGGGGGTGAAATGATGCCGGTTAACCAAAGACTGCTGTATGCGCAAAAGGCCCGTATCGCCATCGACGCGATCGGCATCTCTGCCGTTGTCCGTTTGCTGCAGACGGAGATCGGGAAGTGCTCTGCCGCTGAAATGACGGAAGACGAGCTGGTCCGGGCCACGGAAGTTATTGACGGTGCGGTCAGTAAAGCGCTTGGCGAACGGGAGGAACTCTGGCTCAAGAACCGGGCGGAGTCAGAGGAACGCGACCGCTGGAATGCACAGGTGGAGAAGCGCAAGGATGAGCGCCAGCGCCGCCGTAACGAAAAGAGAGCACGCGGATGAACACTGAACTGCTGAAAGCGTACGCGACGACCCGCGCTGACCGGCTCGACCAGGTACGCAGTAAGATCGCCATCCTGAACAGCATTATCGCCGACATCGAGGATGAAGCGACCCGGGTGTATACCGAAGTCCTCGGCAACACGATGGTCGACCCTGACGCTGACGAAGGTGCCTTTGTCAAAGTCGATAAAGAGTATGCCGAAATGGCGGCAGACCTGCGTAGCGCCCGGGAGACGAACCGTGTGCTGCTGGCCCATCTAACCGCCGCCCTTGTGCGTGCGCCATTCCTGAATCTGTTTGCAAACGGAGATACCCCCAATGAAAGTTAAAGGCTTTGAGAAAGTCATCATTCTGCATCTCGGCGCGCTCTTTGGCGCCGCAAACGCTGGCGAGAAGTCGGTAAAAAGTTTCCACCGCACGCTGCTGAACACGCCGAACATGGACGAAATGTCGGTCCATGAATTCGCCGCCGGCCGTGTGAGCGATCTGCTGGCGAAGCATGAAGTGAAAGACCCGATCGGCTATAAGACGATTGGCTTTGCGCCGTACGCGGACTACGTGGGCGGCAAGTTTGCCATGGGCATCCCGGGTACTAACGCCATCGTGCTGCAGGCCGAAAAGCGTGAACGCGTGCTGCCCGGCGTCAGCGTGCGCAACGAAGTGACGAAGCGTATGGACACCTGGCGCGAGAAAGAGATTGAAGGCTGGGAGCCGACCCGGAAAGACTGGGCGCAGCTGAAAGACGATGTTGAAGCCGAAATGCTGAAAACCGCGCCTATCCGCCCGACCCGCTACAACGTGATCATCGCCGTCCCGTACGTCTACGTGTTCACCACCAGCGCCAGGACCGCCGAAGAGATTAACTCCCTACTGCGTGCCGCGTTCGGTACCTGGCCAGTGGAACACCTGCTGATCAATGACTTCGTGCTGCGTCAGTCAATGGAGAAGGTCGTACGCGGCGACATCGAGGGTGTCACCGGCGAGGACTTCATCCACATCAAGCACGACGATGGCGATGACGTGAAGTTCAAGGACATTGACATCCACAAGGACGAAGTGGTCCTCGACTACCTGGCGCGGCATTACACGGTTCGGGCGCTGAACATGCGAATCGACGAAGGCGAGATGCGCCCGGGCGTGGGCAACGTGTTCTTCCGCCTTACCGACAAGGCGATCATCTCCGGGATCCACATCGGCGAGGCGGATGTTGACGCCAACTACGAAGCCACGCTGGAGCGCTACAACAATGACAGCGGTACGTTCCTGACCTACATGGCCAACCTGTTCCAGACGGTGCTGTCGCTGCAGGACGTCATTGACGTCTTCCGCGATAAGATGGACATCACGGTTGAGGTCGACGCGCAGCTGGAAGACGACGACGAGGTGTGACATGGCAGGCCGTAAACACGCTAAACCGAACCCCCATATCGCCGAGCATAAACGCCTGCTTGGCGCTATGGCTGTCGGCGAGTCCTTCTTCGTGAGCGGCAAGCGGCCTGCGGACCTGGGCTACGTGCGGCGCCTGGGGTACCAGTTGGGGTATAAGCTGGCTATCCGCTGGGTGCTGCGCGACCCGATTTACGGCCGCATGGGATCCCGCGTCATGAGGGTGGGCTGATATGGGCTACCTGGCGAAGAAACGGACGGCGTACTGGCAGGACAAAAAGACGGGCCAGATCATCAAGACCCGTCAGCCCGAGTCCTATACGCCATGCCGCGAGTGGTTCATCTATTTCCGGGAAGTCCGCCTGCTGCATAATGCGGCCGCCGGGCAGGTCTGCGCCGAGGATGCCGGCACCTGCCTGTCGTACCTGGACGACCCGGACTGGACGGAAGTCGACCTGGAAACATTCACCTACTGGGATTTGATTTATCGCAATCCTGACGTATAGTGATCGGGACATGGGATGAAATCTTCATGCTCGGTGTTCCACTGACATTAAAGCCCGGCACGCTTTGTCCGGGCTTCTTTTTTGCCTGCAGAAAGCGTTTGACACACGAATCGTGTTCAGCTACATTTCTTGGGAGTCCACAAAAAGGAACATCCCATGAAGAAGCATCTAATGTCGTTTGGCCGCTTTGACCAGAATCGAATCGGCAAACAGACCATCTACATTTTTCCCCTCCCGCACGGCCCGCGCTGCATCGTCCGCGTCGAGTACGACCCGATAGAGGAAGAGACGTCCGTGCGCATCCACAACACAGAGGAACGCAGCTGGCCGGATATCGCCGACTTCGTGCCTGACCTGTCGGAGTGGTTCGGGCGGCTGTATCACGCCCTCTTCAATGAGCCGGACCCCCGCTTTACCCGCAACGGCAAACAAGTCGTTTTTCCGGCCATCATCCTCGATGTAATTCTGCATGACCGTACCGACGGCAACGGGCAGGACGAAGGGTCCGCCGACCGCCTGGCGAAGAGGCTGGAGGATTTCGACCTCATCGGTGCGCCGGCGCCACGCGATACTGTGTGCGCGCTGATCATGTGCGGCATGCTGGAAGAGGAATACGCCGTCGGGTCGACCCGCTGTGACCTCTGGTGGCAGCGCTCATGGCTCCAGCGTGGCCTGCTGCGTTCCGGCCTGTGCAATCCCTACTCACACCCCCGCCCGCCCCTCCGCGAGCTGGCCCAGGCGCCTCGCCAGTGGCACTGGGAACGCAATGGCATTGCGTCAGACCGTCCGGACGATAACTGGGCGATGATCGAGAACTGCTTCAACCGGTCATTCCGTGCGGCGCTGGTGGTGGACGTGTGGCAACCGTGGGCAGTGAACGGCAACGCCCTGCAGCTGATCCGGGAAGAGGACATCGAAGTATGACCACCAGCGCAGAAGACCGGGCGAAAGCGGACTGGCTGCGCCCGTACAAAGACCACCTGTTATTCCCGGCGACCAGTATTTCCATTGAGGTCCACGGGCCAGAAAAGAAAGCGTGCCGGGATATCGCCGAGGCGATAGACATGATCGTTACGCTCATGCTGTGCATGAAAGAACACGGCAATGATAAGGCGGCGATCCAGTCCTGCGCCCGGGCGTTAAACTGCCGCGTGGAGGACCCCTACAACAAAGTTTTCCTGACGAAAGTAATGACGGCGTTTATGCCCGACGCTGTCATCCGGACCCGAGTTAAAGAACTCGCGCAGGCCGACTGGAAGGCCCAGCGCCAGATGATCCGCGATGGCGTATGGCCGTCCTGGATGATGGAGGACACCGATGGAAACTAACGGCCACAAAAACGCTATCCAGCAATCGGACCAGGTGTTCTGTTCCTGGTGCGGAAAGACGTGGGATATCAATGACCCGTACCCGCCGGAGTGTTCGGAAGAACGCCATGCTTCGACCAATTGGTATACAGGAACCGTGAAAGGAAGTAGCGCCCGTTTTCCCGCGATACCACAAAATCTGCCTCGCGATGACTCCAATACGGCGCAGGCATATTATCTGCAGCGCCGCGGGGTCGGCTTCGTGGTCTGGGCGAACGGCCCGAAGGAAGCGTATAACTACGCCGTACGCGTCGGGATGCGACCGACGTACATGCGCCGCATCGACATCCCGGACCGCGCGTACGACGTGAAGACGCCGCGTGCGGAGATCAACCCGCTGACCCTTGAGCTGGTGCGCAGCCGTTACCCGAATTTCGGTGAGGTCGTCACCCCAGTCCAGTTCGTGTCACGACAGAAGGAAAAACGGAAATGAAAAACGTAATTAACGACCAAAAGGTCATCCAGGAAATGTGCGTAGATATTATGAGCGCAGGTGCGATCCCGGATGCAGGTAATATTCAGGCATATCTTAATATCCGAAAAGACCTATGGGATGGCCCGGACGACGTCAGCATTTACAGCCTGAGTATCAACCATTCTCGCAATGAGTTGGGTAACAAAGTCTGTCTTGTGGAAATGCAGACCGTACCGAATAATGCGCGGCTTCTCGGTAAATGGCCTGGCGCTGCGGCAAACGAATTGGCCATGGAAAAGGTATTACGCGAATTTTTAGCGGAGAAAAGGCCATGAGTGACGTGACAAATATCGTTGTCCAGTGCGACATTTTAACCGCCGGAGACGGGAAATTCCTCCGGAGCGTAGACCGTTGGCTGCGGGATAAAACCGGAACCAGCCTTTGCTGCGTTTCCCACAAGGCCGGTGGGAATAAAAACCTGGAAATCTCGGTAGCCATTGGCGCGTTTAACCCCCTGCCATGGAAAGACTTCCTTGCCGCAATTCCGGCATTCGCGGATAAAGCGCGAATGGAAAAAGAAGGCGGCTTTATCATTGTGAATCTCATCACCCAGGGCGACCAAGTCCATACATGGAGGCTAATTTGTGAGTGAATACGTTGACAACCTCATCGCGCTGAAAGCCCGGGAAGCGCATGACCTGAAAGAGATAGGCGACCAGTGGCGAACACCCGACTGGCTGTTCTTCGCGCTGGACAAGCTGTTCGGCCCGCTGGTGCTCGACCTGTTCACCGATGGCCAGAACGCCAAATGCACGCGCTATTACACCGCCGAGGACAACGCGCTGCGCCAGGACTGGGCGGGCCGGCTGAAAAGGATACAGGCGGAACTGGAGGCCGAGGCGGAAGTGTACGATGTCGCCGACCACGTTCGGCGGGTATGGGGTTTCGGCAACCCGCCATACAGCCGTAACCGTGCTGTGGAAGTGCCGCTGACCGGCATGGTCAACATCATGGCCAAGGCGGAAGAGGAACGGAAGAAAGGCGCGGGTACGGTCTGGGTGATCAAAGCGGCTACCGCTGAAACATGGTGGCCAGATACCATCGCCACGCGCACCATATTCATCAAAGGGCGTATCGGTTTCGAACCGCCGGTATGGTTCAAAGCGAAGACGGGCGCCGCAGGTGCAACGTCCGCGGGCTTCGGCGCCGCGATAGTCATCTTCGATCCGGAAGACGAAGAAAAACATGCCCCGGAGTACATCTCCCGGGAAGCGCTCATGGACATCGGACTGCCCATGGCCAACATCATGCAGGACGTCCGCGAGAAGTGGATCGCCCAGTGGGACGAGGTATAGCAATGACATTCGAATCATCAAAACAACGCAAGCAGCGTTTACGGGATGAACGCCGCGCCGAGCAGGACGCTAAATACGAAGCGCAACGGCAGGAAACGCAGCGCATTCAGGATAGCTGTAGTCACTATCAATGCGATGTGACGGAATGGACGTGGGAAGGGAAACCGCGTGAAGTTGTATGCCGGGATTGCGGCGCCATGAATTACCTCGGGGAATGACCCATGAAACAGGTTCGTGTTCATAAACGTGAGGCCAAGACCATGAAATTAACCAAAACTGTAACCCGTAACGGCAAGATCACCGAAGTGAAAACGTTCGACGTTGAAGTCCGCCGGGATGCCCACGGCGTCAAACTGTGGTGCGGCGACGACTGGTACCTCGACCAGAATAAGGTCGGGAAGACGATCAACCCTGACCCGTTCACCGAGGTCGTCTGGTCAGTTGCCGAAGAGGAAGGGAAGAATGCCAAAGCCAAACGTGTATAACGATGGCGTAATTGGCGAGCAGGTAAGCCTGGCGGACGGGTATGACCCGGACGCCTGGTACTACCATCCCGTCTTCTTCCACGCCAGTAATAACTATGATGGGTCCAATCTCGACGCGCTGCTGGATGCATACAACCTGGAGTGCGAGGGATTCTACCTGGGCGAAGGCTATCCGCGAGCGCTGGAAGTGCCGCTGCGGGTGGCGTACGACAACGCGAAGACGGACGAGATGCGCGCCTCTGTGCTGCGTACCTGGATGCCGCGCCCGACGTCGCTTAACGGGTCCGGCTGGTTTCTCCTGTATACGGCGCCGACGGAATTCGATGGCCCGTATGCCTGTTTCGCGAGGGTCAAAGATGGCCAGAAATAAATACGTGGCTATGTGTTGCTACTGCAAAAAGCCAGTGCCGGCCGGCGCCGGGTATCTTGAAAGGTCTGCGTCCGGAACGTGGACTACGATCCATGCCGATTGTGCGGTCAAAAGACGCGAAGAGAAGAAGGCGCAGAATGGCATACATAAACGGCTCTAAACCGTTCCACTACTACAACGAGTGGGACGCTAAAACCGCAGCGTGGCTTCGTGAACTAATCAGGCGCGGCCACCTGCCAGATGGAATTGTCGATGAACGATCAATCACCGAAGTCGCCCCGGAAGACCTCCGGGGTTTCCGTCAGTGGCACTTCTTCGCCGGTATCGGGGGATGGCCGCTGGCCCTTAAACTCGCCGGATGGCCGGCGTATGCGCCAGTGTGTACGGGAAGTCCGCCGTGCCAGCCTTTTAGTGTGGCTGGAAAACGAGGCGGGCGGGACGACTCCCGTCACCTGGCTCCGGCCTTTCTCGACCTCATCGCAGAGCTGCGACCTCCAGTTATTTTTGGCGAACAGGTTAGCGCAGCAATTAAAGAATTGTGGCTCGATGCTCTATTCGTTGAGCTGGAAGAAGAAGGTTACGCCTGCGGGTCGGCAGTATTGCCAGCGTGCAGCGTCGGCGCCCCGCATAAAAGAGATCGCCTTTTCTTTGGCGCTATCGACCTGGCCGACCTCGTCAGCGACGGACTGGAAAGGCGGCTACGCGGGTGGGCGGATAAGGAATGGCAAACTATCCGTCGACCGGCTGGACGTGGCGGCGCAGCTGGCGACCTGGCCAACGGTGACGACGATCGACAACAATCAGGTACGCGGGGAGGCGGGCGCAGCGGGCCATCCGGATCGGTCGACGACCCTGGGCGGCGCGGTTCGTCTCGCCAGCTACCCGACACCGCTGACAGTACCGGACTCGCCGGCATCGAGGGGGCAGCTATCGGGGAGCTACCGGAAGGGCATGGAGAAGTGTACGCCTGCCCCCGACTTCCCGATCAGGATCACGGCCCGTGGTCAAATGCTGACTGGCTGCTATGCCGGGATGGGAAGTTCAGGCCCGTTGGATCCGGCGTTTTCCCGTTGGCTAATGGGGTACCCGCCCGAGTGGTGCGACTGCGCGGATACGGCAATGCAATCGTCCCTCAAGTCGGCGCCCAGTTCATCCGAAACTTTATGGTGGGAACTGTAGATTTTCTAGAAAACGTTTGACACACAAAACGTGTGCAGCTAGTATTCTAATCGAACAACAAAACAACCCGGAGATATACCATGTCAGAGAATAAAGAAATGCCGGCCAAAAACAGAATCGTTCACCCGAGAACCGAACTCCGCTGGCCGCCCTTCCATAGCAATTTATTGAATGAAGCGTTCCTGACCTCAGTTAAAGGCGTCTTCGATGAGATGCTTGGTCGTCTTTACTACGGCGCGGATAAGCGCAAAGGCTGGGCGACCGCTGAACCATGGAAAGAACTGACCGAGCATGAATGCCGTACCTGCATTCGCGATTCGCTGGCCAAGGGTAAGTTGATCGACGCGATGAACTATCTCATGTTCGCGCATCTCAACGGGCATAAACTCCTTTCGCTGCGTAACCCGTCCATTGACGAACCGGTCAGCATTGATTCGCAAATGCGTGACCAGCTGGCGAACGCGCTGGGTGTTACAGGCCGCAGCTGGGACGAAATGCTGGCCATGGTAGGCGCTGTGAATGCGCAGGCGTTTGAACACCAAACAACCTTGGAAACGATTGCAGCGACGTTAAAACTTGATTTCGAATCGTCAGACGAAAGCATCCTGTCAGCGATCGATACGCTCGTCGCCCCCCGGCCAGTGGAACCGGAAGCCCGCCAGTCCGCCGATGCGGGTAGAAACACTCATGCTAAAAATACCGTGACTATCAAAAACGAAGCCGCTCCGGACCTGTTTCCGGAACAACGCATCAAGATTAAGGCTGGTGCAAAATGGCCTCACGTGACACTGCCAGTAGGTGCGGTTGAAGAACTGAAATGGAGTGGCCTGGCTTCTGCGTACGATAAGGCAGCAGAGGATTGCCAGGGCATAGAGTATGAAAAGTTCGCTCCGGAGTTACGCCCATCAACCACGGATACTAATGACGACCTGGACCTGACTATGGTCGCCGATGATTCCGGCATCCGGTCGACCTTGTTCCGGTTCAAAAACGAGAAAGACCGTGATGACTACCTGCCGCTGCTGCGCACCTTCCTCGGCGCGCTGGAACAGGCGGCGTACGGTAAAGGCCGTGAGCGTCACGCCAATGACCTGCCGTTTATCGAACAGCCGATTCTGACCATGGCGCATATGCTGGACAGCGACGCCGGCCTGGCGCAGCAGGTTATCAAGAAAACCATTGAGGCCCGCACGCTGCCGACTAAACAGGCCCGGATCAACGAACTTCGCGGGACGCTGGTGTACGCCGCAGCGATGATCCTGTTCGAAGAGCTGTATGGCCGTGCCGATGACCTGGGCGAGTTAGACGGGGATTTCTAATGGCAAAGCCGCGCTTACTGGTGCTGTTCAGCGGGGGGCGCACCTCCGCTTACATGACCTACCGGATCCTGAAAGAGTACGCCGATAAGTACGAGATTATCGTGTGCTTCGCCAATACCGGCCGTGAGAATCCGGAAACGCTGGACTTCGTACGAGACTGCGACCAGCACTTCGGCTTCAACACGGTATGGCTGGAAGCGGTTGTTCACCACGGCAAAAAGCGCGGCTGTACCCATCGGGTCATCTCGTACGAGACGGCGGACCGGGAAGGCAGGGTGTTCGAAGAGATGCTCAAAAAGTACGGCATCCCGAACAAAAACTACATCCATTGCACCCGGGAATTGAAGGAGAACGTGATCCACTCGTACATGCGGTCCATCGGCTGGAAGCGCGGCACCTACCAGACGGCGATCGGCATTCGTACGGACGAACTGCAGCGTAAGAAGACCACGGTTAGCCGTCAGACGGGCCAGGTCCGCGTGTACCCGCTGATCGACTGGTTCCCGACTGACAAGCTGGACGTGCTGGACTTCTTCGAGTGGACCGCGTTTGACCTGCAGCTGCCGGATTACCTGGGTAACTGCCAGTGCTGCTACAAAAAGTCCGACAATAAGCTGAAACAGGTTTACCTGTCCCGCCCGGAAGGCTTCGAGTGGACGCGGGAGATGGAAGAACGCTATGGCCGCGTTGGCGACAACATGGTCAAAGGGGTAAAGGTAGACGACCCACGGGTCTTCTTCCGGGGATACCGAAATACGCAGCAGCTGATCGCCAGTTTCGACCTGACAGTGCCGGTTCGTGAAGACGCTCCGGAAGATTACGAAGGTTGCGCGGCGAGCTGCGAACCTTTTATGGGGGATTAATATGTCAATGTATGACGTTTGCAGGTCAATTGCGGATAAATATGCCGCCCTCCCGCCGGACCCTGATTACCCGCTCTACGGGGACATGGTCCGCTTCCGGGATAAATGCAATGGCCGGGAATACTCCGGCATCGTGATTGAGCATTGCGACTGGATACCCGTTTTCTGGAAGCCCTGGCGGGTGGAAGTGCGGGTATGCCACACCGACGGTACCGTAGCATTTCCACCGCTGCCGGTGATGCACGTGGAAAAAGACGAAATTATTAAAGTGACCCGCGCCGACGGCAGCGGAGAATGGACCAAAGAAGAGGAACACCTATGAGAGCAAAACCAGAACACATCGGCAAAATCCACCTCGTATTCGACGTGGAAAACCTGTCATGCAAGACCGACGGCTACCTTCTGTCATTCGCGTGCGTCATGTTCCACGCGGACGAAGGCTGGTTCCGCGAGTTCAGCGTTACGTTAGCCAAGGGTGCCGGTCGTCGCCGCCGGGGCGACATTGACCCTGAAACGGTTAAGTGGTGGGTCAGTCAGGCGATGCAAAACCCGGAAGCCGCAATGGAAGCGTTTTTCGCGAAGGAAGATGCTGAACCGGTTTCGATCGATGACGCTCGTATCACCTTCATGAGCTGGGTACACCAGGCGCTTAAAGAATACATGTGCTCCCCGGGTCAGGATGAACTGGGTTACATGGGCCTCTATCAAGCATGGGAAGAATTCCGCCCGCAGGTTTGGGGGCATGCACCACGCGTGGATATTATCCAACTGGAAAACGGGCTGTTTGGCGGAGAGGGAAAAGGTCCGTGGGACTTTCGGGATGAGAACGATACCCGCACGCTAATGAAGCGGTGGGACCGTCTCCGTCCGGGAGAAGGCGGCCTGTGGGAACTCGCTGACGCACAGGCGGAAGCGCGCTGCCCGTTAGCGCAACACACTGCCATACGGGATGCCTACCGCCAGGCGTATATGGTGATTATCGATCACGGCTGGCTGGAAAGATTCCCGCGGCTAAAACCTGAACCTGAATAACTTAAAAAACTGTTTGACATACGATTCGTGTGCAACTAATATTACTCCCGAAGGCAACGACGGGAGTTTTTCATTATGAGCCAGATTGTTCACCGGATTGACCAGCAGATCATTTCGGGCGTGGTCAACCGCCACCACCAGTGGTTCCAGTATTACTACGAACTGAAAGCCGCAGTTGCCGCATTAATGGACGGCGAACGCGAATACGATATCCGCTGCAACACCTTCTATGGGCTGGAAGAACTGGGGCGCTATCACGGGGTTTGTCGGGTGTACCCCATCCCGCAGGGCATTTATCGCAGCAGCCGTAGATTCGCTGATAAGCCAACGGCCAAAACTGCACCACCGCGTTACCCCTTGCTCATGGAATGGGGATTTGTGCTGGACCGTAAGGTCGTCAGCGCCAAAGCGTTCGTCTCCGCCTATGAAACCGGGATGAAAGCCAGGGGGAGACCGTTAAGTCCCGGGTATATGGCGGTAAAAGAATTCGCCATGATGAGCGAGCCACCAAATTACCTGGCGATTACCGATCACCTGGGTATTAAGTCAGTAATACGCATCACCTTTAACATGAACTACGAGGGTTAACCCATGATCAAAGAAAGCGAGAAAGGCTACGAAGTACCGGTACCCGGCGCGCATGAATTCATCCCGGCCCGTACTCTGGAAGAAGCAGAAGGTGTGCTGGCGGGCCTGCAGGGCGCCACCGAAAAAAGCAACCCGTACAGCGACCCAACTAACGGTACCGGGGCGAAATGCCGGGCATACTGGCGCTGGGAGGCAGGCCGTAAGAAGGCGGAAGAGTATATCGAGTCGTTGCCGCTGGAGGGCGACAAGACGAACCGCCGCACCGGATTTATCTGCTGCCTGCTGTCTGCGCTGTTCGTCATCGCAGCCATCCTGGCCGCCATGGGCATCCTGCCTAACTGGAGCCTGTAACGATGGCCAGTAAGCGCAGACTGCGCCGGAAGTCATGCGAGGGGAAGCAACGTTATCCGGACATCCCGGCCGCTCTGGCAGGCATCCGGTATATCAAGCGGACGTACGGGTACAGCGGGCCGATGGATGCCTACCACTGCAAACTGTGCGGCAAGATCCACATCGGCCACCAGAAAGGGATCGGCTCACATCGCCCCATGGGGAGGAAATAATATGTTCAAAGCGAATAAAGCGGTCATCCCCCACGACATCCAGCGGAAGATAAACGAGGCCCAGTGGGACTTCATGGCCAATATGGTCGCCGATACGGTTGCGGCGTATAGCGAGTTAGCGAAGGCGAAAGGGCATGAACGGGTTAACGCAGCAGTGGCCGGGCAAACGACTTGCCTGGTGGACATGGTAAACGCAAAAACACTGGTGCGGGTCCGCGTGCCCTGCTTCATGGATGAAATTACTATCGATGTTCAGAGTAACATCGGCCATCCTAAAAACTTCAAAGGTATGAAATGATGGCGGTCAGGGGCGCGCGTCACGTTGCCAATCTGATAATTTCCAACGCGGATGCATACGGCACAGAGAAAGGGCGCGAGATAAACCGATATAAATTCTCCCGGAATACCCTACGGGATATATCCGGACGATTAAAGATCACCGACGAATTCATCGCCGAAATATCTGCTGAAATGGCGGAACGTAACTGGGTTCTGTTTTTAAACAACGAAGACGAACTGTGCGCAATGGACCTTTCCGCGACAAGTACATGGACAAAGTTAAGTTCGAAACGAATTAATGGGGAAAGCCAATGAAACTGATCTACATTGCCGGGCCGTACCGCCCTTACACCAACGCCTGCGGCGCGTTAGTCGATACTGCCCATAATATCAGCATCGCCGAACTTACCGCCGTTCACCTGGTAGATACGCTTGGCCATCTCGGACTGTTCCCGGTGGTGCCGCATCTCAATACCCGGGACTTCGAAAATCAGGTGAAGCAAAACGACGACCAGTATTTCTTGGACGGAACGATGGCCATGCTGGAACGTTGCGACGCCGTACTGCTAACCATGCCAAACGCGGACGTCGTAAGCACCGGCACAAAGGCGGAAGTCCACCGCGCGTACCAGCTGGGCATCCAGGTATACCGCAGTTTTGACGCGTTACGCCGGGCCGCGCAGCAAAACCAGGTCGTCCGTCTGCCGATTCAGCTGATCCTCCCGGACCGTACCGGACTACAGGGAATGTATGAACTCCTGCGCCGTAACGAAGAAGAAACCCACCGGCGTTTCATGCAAATGTCTCCGGGCGCAGGTAAGGCGTGGGATACCGATGGGCCTTTGACCGTACATGAATTCTCCAAACTGGAAGACCGTGTACTGGCGACATTAACTGAAACCCCTGTCGCCGCAGTTAACCTGCGCCCGGGCGACGTGTTAAGTAGCGGCGATGTCGTTAACAGCACCGAACAGCTTGATGGTCTAATCATTAAGTTGAACTGGGCTAACGGTACATCCGAACGCTACCACTACGCTGAAATTTTCAAAGTCGTTATGCGGCGCGTGGAGGGTAAAGAATGCTGAATGACATCATGTTAGTGGTGGTCTGGATTCTGGGTATGGCGCTCATGGCCGGCATAACGTCAGAGGACGAGTCAGTCGGTCGGTTCTTCGCGGTTATCTTTTGGCCGCTGGCGATAATGCTGGTCTTAATCCAGTGGGGATGGGACGAGTTCAAATACCGGATGCGCCAGCGGCGTAAACGCAAACCCCAGTAACGAAAAAGCCCGGTTTCCCGGGCTTACTTTTTGCACTTGTCTATCTCGGCTCGCAGTAATATCTCGTACCCCTGCCGTTGGTGCCGTTCCGCTCGCAGGGCGCGCATCTGGGCATCGATCGGCGCACCGACAGGTAATGCGTCCACCGCGAACGCCGGCGCGTCAGGCTGGCGGATATCGCACTTCTGCAGCACCGGCACTTTGACTTCCACGACGGCCGGCGGCGTTTCGGTTCGGGCGGAACAGCCGACAAGCAGCATGACCATGGTCACGATCAGCTTTCTCATTTTGCCCGCTCCTTCCGCAGCTCGGCGTCGAAGGCATCACTGGCCGCCCGGCAGACGTCGGAACCGGTGGTGCGTTCCTGCAGGACTTCATTGGCCCTGCCGTATTCCTCGCCAGCGCCCCGCTGCGCGGCTTTCTCCAGTTCGGCGATACGTTGCTTATCTTTCTCGCTCTGTACCGCCATAGACGCGATGGCAGCGTTTTGCGCCTGCAGCTGGGCAGTCAGACCGGCATTGTGCTGCTTCACGCTGCCAAGCGTTTTATTCAGGCTATCGATGGTAGGCTGGTAGTGGCGCTCGGCCAGCGAGTTATGCAGCCACACCAGGGCGAAGATAACAGCGGCGGCCATGATAGCCGCCACTACAGTTTTAACGGTAGGCGTAAGCATCACACACCCCCGTATTTTTTATATGCCTTCGCCAGTTTATCGTCGTACGCGTTTTTCTTATACGCCGGGCCATTGTACAGCTGCGCCGCCTTCGACCAGTTCTTGCTTTTGACCGCAGATACGATGGCCGGCGATGCACGCAGGAACCGGACCAGTGTGTCCAGCTGCCCAGCCTCGGAGTATTGCGCGTTAACGAATGCCTGCAGCACCGGGTATCCGCAAGTCTTCCAGTGGTAGCCCATAATCTGAAACGCCCCCCAGCTGGCGGCCTCCAGTGCGCTTGTGCGGTCAATCTCTTTGGCCGCCCGGTCCATGTCCTGATCTTCCTTGTTCAGCGACTGATAGCTGCCGGGTTTGGTAGCCACCAGGTCAGGCCATTTCCGCAGCGCACCATTAGCAACGCTAACCCCGAGGTTCTCTTTCAGCCGCTGATACATCACATGCGGCTCATACTGAACTTTTGGCCGTTTGCCATCGATAAAGCCGCTGCCATTGCTTTCCACTTCCGCGAATGCCCGCAGCGCAGGTACACTGATTCCGATCTTCGCCGCGGCCTTCTGGTACTCGTCATCCGATAGCGACATAGTGCTGCCCCCTCACGACTTGAATAGTTGCATCACATTTCCCCGCGCCCGGAATATCGCGATGAAGACGATGCAGTTAATACCGACGGTCGCCCAGTCCACAATGGCCACGCGTCCCAGCACGAACTGGAACGGTGTCCACATGTAAAAGACCATCAGCAACATGGCGATCACGCCGCCTGCTAAACGGTGGCGCGCCCCTTTCCGCTGGAAAGTGAACAGCCGCCACACGATAGACAGGCAGAGAAGAACGTTGAAAATAGCGAATGTATGGGTGATGAAAAGGAATGCCGGGCTATCCGGCAAGGTCGTGATGATGGTATCCGAAAATGCGAAGGCAGACATTATTTCGGTCCTCCGATATCAGTCTTCACCAGCGCGCTTTTCAGCCATGCCAGGAACCGGTCGAGCAACGCCTTGGTGAAATCTTTCGTCGTGATGGCCATGAGGGTTTGGATCGCCACGGCGGCCGCAATGAAGGCCCCCATTGCGGCGGGTGCATCGCTGGCGCCTGACGCAAACTTATGTACGCCCCATGTTAGCAATTCAGCCGCCCAATTCGCGCAGATAATTCCGAAAAAGAAACTTACTCCCCCGAATCCGGTTTTCGCAATTAATGTTAATTCCTTGGAAGACAGGACAAAGAAGATAGCCCCCCAGAAAGCCCCGATAGCGACTCCCGGGTCAAGTCCGGCCCACCAGCCGGTGGCGCCAACCACGGCAGCCGCAGTCGTCAACGTGGTACCGGTGATAACTGGTTCAGTCATATGAATATTCCTGTAGTCGGGGTAGCGGATCGCTTCGGACTATTCTGGACATTTCCGGTGGAAAGTTCCACTATTGATGTCAACAAAAAACCGGGTCCCGCGCCTTGTCTGGCGGCCCCCTTACCCCCGGCGGTCACATCGACCTCTTAATCTCGATGGATGGAAGAGACTCCACCACCGCGACAGCCAGAAGCCCCCACCCGATACCGAACAAATGCGTCAATACTGCCACGGTGATCAGTTTAATAAATAACAAGAGGGACCATTTCGACTTTTTAAAGCTAATCCTCATAAACATCTTCTGTCACCACGCCGGGAAAGAGGAAAGAAATGCGCCGTATGGCGCATTAATGTCAAGGCTTGTAGTAAACAGGACGGACACCAGAGTTAGATTGACCAACTGAAGTACGTCCACGGTTAGCGAGTAGCGCGTTGATGCCCCCGCCAGCCCCGTTGGTATACGCCCCGCCGCGGAGTGTCATGACCTCCCCGCCCGCTTTATACGATAAGGAGTCGTCGGAAATCAGACCCGGCAGCGGGAACAACATCAGTCGGCGCAGCACCCTTAGCGCGACATCGGATACCGGCGTAGCCCCGGGGTTCGTGGCACTGGTGAACAGCGTATTTTCACCATAAATCAGTGTGTAATTCCCGGTCCCCGAAAGGCCGATACGAACTGAGTTAGGTGTGGTTGGAACATATGAACCTGTTCCCGGCGTTCCGGTGCCAGTCGGCGTAAGAAGAGACCCATCCACACCACTAACGGCTTTCCATGCCGTTGAGGATAACGTGTGGTCGGTGGTGTAAAGCGCGGCGTCGTTATTGACCATTATCTGCAGCTCGCCACCGCAGAAACGGACCCCGGTAACGGTCTCCCAAATGTTGCCTGCCAGGTCTGCAATGCCTGCATAGTCGCGGTTGTGCCGCCAGCTGACAGGACCGGAGCCGGTCAGCGTCAGACCCGTTCCGGATTCGGTCCCGGCGGCCAGCCCGTCTGCCCGCCGCCCCTTCTCGCTGGGGTTATCCGATGACAGCCCCCGGTTGGTATTGCCGCGCGGTGATTGCCCCTGTGCATAGCACAACAAAGCGATTGCCGCCCATTCCGCGTTTGTCATGGCGTGCCAGCCGATGCCGGCCGCCCGGGCGAGACCGATGCCCGTATCATAGGCCACCGACGTGGCGGGTATCCGGTCCGGAAGGGACAGCAGTTGGCCGTTAACAATACAGCCGGGGTAGGTGCCGACGAAAATCTGACTAACCTCGGTGCCGTTAACGATAAATGCCGGATGCGTTCCAGACCCCAACGAGGCATCAATCGTGCTGACGTCAAACTTGGGGATGATATTCACAAACGACGGGTCGCCCGACCGGGTGTAAAGCACAGTCTGCGCACCGCGGGAGGCCGCTTCAACGGCGCGACGTAATGAATCCTGAATCAATATAGTCATCTGCTTATTCCACGATGTTAGAGGTTGTCACATACGGGGCCGCCGAGCTGCTGATCTTCAGCGCGCCTTTTGTTTTCGCACGGGTGTCCAGTTTCATATACCGGTTGATGCGGATATCCCGCCCTTCCAGCGTTATATCGATACTGTAATTTTTTGATGCGCACTCAATGATGTTATTAATGCGGATGTTACTGACATTTCCTGCCTGATACCTGGAGCCGTCACCAAATGCCGCATACGATTTCAGAATCGCATTAACTTCATCCCAGCCCCGGCCTGGAGTCATATAGTTGACGCTGCTGATACCGCTGATTGTCACGTTGTAGATTTTAAACTGCGTGGTCAGAATGGTGCTGATCTGCTCGTTACCGGTTAACCCGATATTCGTAGCAACGATATCGTGGATGTCGTTACTGGTCCCCACGGCCTCATTTCCCGCCCAACCATACCAGAATGGACATGTAGGGTAGATCCACTGGCGAATTGACCCCGGTGTCGGGACTTTGTCCGGGCCGTAAACCAGGGAGTCGTCGCTATTAACCATAGCTAGGCAGTCATCGCGCGCATAGCCGAAAATCTGACGGACGCGCATATGACTGGCCCCGTTAGTGAAGTGGATGCCGTCGCCGTTTTTGTTCGGCTGCCACAGGTCGATATCGTGGATATAGCCATTTTTAGAACCGTACCCGAAATCAGTACCCCAGTTTTTTACGTTCTGGAGTTTAAAACCACCGATCTCAAAATTCTGCGTACCATAATAAATCAGCCCCGTACCTCGCCATCCATATTCGTCGCCGATCCAGTAGCGTGGCCCGGTTCCTGCGGGGATATCGGCATAATATGGCACATCGGCACCACTTAACTTCGGATATCCCGTACCAATCAGACGAACGTTGTCGGTTATCTCAAGATCGAGGCACAGACCAAACGGGTCGTCAGGATTGACAATAACCCCGGCAGCACGAAACAGATTGTCATGCACGCCATCCTGCAGTTTAATCTCGACACCATCGAGAACTACCCACACATTGCTACGGTGGATAACCGCTTCGGAGATGATGAACTGTTTCTTCACATAATCCGATGACAGTATCAACCACCCGCCACCAGCATCATGCACCCAGTCCATTGCGTTCTGGATCCACTCAATATCGGTAGTGCCGCTGAAATCCTGCAGCCAATATTCGTTAGGGTAGTTACGTCCGAGGCGCTCACGTTCTGATGACAGTAGCTTATGCAACTCATCCTTGTAGACGTAGTTGTAATAAACTATCGAGACCTCGGACCAGTTGGGTGTTCTGTCGGTGATTATCTGCTGCGCCCAGTACGCGGCATTTTCGGGGATAACCACATAGCCCGAACTGGAGAACACGGGGCGGTACGCGATCAGCGCTTTAGCGGCGTCATAAAACACGACGTTGTAGAGGCTGCTGCTCTGGCCCGGAGATGAGGCCACAGGTAAACCGCTGAACAGGAGTCTGCCGCCGGTGCAGGAATACAGCCCGGTGGAATAGTTAACGATTCCGTCCTGGGTGAGTGAACTGGCGTTGATGTTCCCGTTATCCAGGCGGACCGGGATCAAATCAGACTTTGTCAGCTTAATAACCGTGTCTGCTTCCCGGCCACGAAGACGATGGTCAATCGTCAGTGACGCACCTGTTACATCTGCAGAAGGGGACGCGCTCTGGTCCAGCGTGTTTGCGACAACAAATCCATCCTGGGTAATTTCACACTGGTAATACCGCGCCTTATACGCCGCATACGTCCCGCACATGATCCCCAGGGGACCCACATACGTTCCCGCTGTGTCATATAATGCGGCGGCGTGGCCTGCGACTGTCGTTGCGGTGTGAACGGTGAGGCGTACAACGTCGCCCTTGCGAACCGGGATCATCCCGGTCCTGCGGTATTGGGTGTTGCTACCGAACGTCCCGTTACTGGCGTTGACGGTACCTGGCGTGGGAAATGCCATATAGTCATACTGCGACGCGCCGTCTGGGGTCACGACCCGGGCCGCCAGCGTATTCAGTGCTTCAGTGCAGACCTGGACGGATGAGACCAGGGCGGACAGGCCGGAGGCATTTTTCTGACTTTCCACTGAAAGGTTATTAAAGGACTCCGCCAGTACGTTGAATCCGGTCATCAATCCCTGCACAGTATCGCTGCTGTCAATACCTGAAACCGAACCGGCGTCGCCCTCCGCCATAACGTGCAGCGCCGTCATTAAACGCTGGACGGTATCTGACATGAGTTCAACTGCGGCCCCGGATGGCATGTGCCGTCCGGTAGCGGTCAGGGTGCCACCATTGTTGATGTACTCATCGGCCAGAGAGCTTCCGTCCTGACTGCGAACATAGGTTACAGACCCCACAGGGGTATTCGCGATATCCGCCTGGGCCTCGGCCAATGTCGCATACAGCCGAAATATGCCTTCTGACCTCCCGGCCACCAGCTCTTTTATCTGTTTGCTGAATGAAGGCTTCGGGCCGTACCCTTCGACGACGACGTCGGTGTTTTGGTCCTCCGTCATCATATCCTTCATTTCAACCACAGCCTTGGACATATCCTCCGCTGAGTCTTTCATCAATTCATACAACGGGTCCATATCTGACATTTTAGTTACCCTCGATTAACCGTTTGCCCACTATAGCATCCCGCATTTAATCCGTTAAACGCAAAACACGTAAGCGGGCGCGCGAAATAGCGACAGGAGAAGTCGCAGAATGTTTCACAAAAAGCGATACTCGGTCCCCCACATTATAGCGCCGCAATACGGCTACCTGCAGGGTAAACTGCGCGCCGGCCACGTCCGGGCTAACCGCCCATGCCACGTCATCCCCGTCTGCCGGCGTGGCCCCGACCCCAACGGCGAATGCCGTTGAATCCGGGAAAGGGTTGCTTCCGGTTCGCGCGGGCCGGACAATCCCCTGAATCTGGTACATGCCGGCCTGCGGGATGATGTAGTCGGTGTTGGCCGTTGCATCCCACCCGTCTGCCGTATCCGACGCGATGACGGTCAGCGGAACTTTCACCCACGCAGTATTATCAAAGGTTTCGGTACCGGGTCCAGATACTTCCAGGAATGGCTGTGCGGGGATCGCAATCGCAGGGATAATCCATGCAGAACCAGTGTACCGGTACGCCGTGCCATTCGCCAGGTTGTAAACGGACCATCCTGCCCGGGGCGTATAGAATTCCCATGCGCCTTCAACACGTACGGCCAGCTTCCCCGCCTGGCCGGCAAAGGCGCCGGACGGCGACGTCCCGACAATGTAGCGCGTTCCGTCATCCGTAACTGACGGACTGTTCGCAATGGCCAGCACCGCGGCGCCCACAATTGCATCCAGTTTTTTCATGTTGGCATCCATACCAGGCTTCCACCCGCTTTCGCCTAAATCCCAGCCGTAGGTCATGCCCAGGTTCGGGGCCGTTTTCTGCGCCATGGTTATACTCCGTAAGTGAATCCGTAACTATTGCCATACCCCGTATCGCGAGACGGGAGTACGACGTTAAAAGTGTGCTGGAAATTAGTATAGTTCCGGCGGCCGTCGCGCACGGTGTAAATGCGGATCTCATGGGAGCCGGTCGACAGGGCATCCACAGGGATGTTAAACGACGTGCCGGTGATGCCTTGCTGCTGGTACACCATTGAGCCGCTGCGCCACAGCTCGATCGTCACCGTGGTTCCGTCTTCCGGGATGATGTTTCCGGCGTCCCATGGTACCTGGGTAGCCGCGTCCTGCAGCAGACGGTTTCGGTTGGCCCAGGTGACGGCGAGGTCAATGCCATTGACGTTTACCGACACTGGCCAGTATGCGCCGCCGATCTTCACATTGGCAACCGGGTACGGCAACTCGTACCGCCCGCGCAGGGTGATGGTATCCGTCGGAACGTTATTAATGTCCATCTGGTCAATGGAGGTCTGCATCACTGGCCGGTATTGCACCGTCTCGCCGAATGACCTGACTGACTCGTCTTCCGGGAAGGAACTGGAGCCGATGAAGTACACGATGGTCCCCGCCGGCCAGTTACGCGGTTGTGTGTCCATCAGGCCGCGGGTAATGGTCGCCTGCTGCGCGACATCCGCGAAGTTCGTCACCTGGACGATCTCTTCGTTGGTACCATCCGTGAGAAGCGCAAAACTGTTCGTCTCCATGTCCGCCAGGCGGTAGCTGGCCGACGTATTCAGCTTCATCAGGGAGGTGATTTCCGGAACCAGCGCATCGGACAACGCGGATTTCGGCGTCAGCGGTCCAACTGCGACCAGCTGCCACGATGGACCAGCTTCCGTGGTGATGTAGGAGAACAGCTGGACCGATTGCGCGTTATCGTTGCCGCCGGTAGCAATCTCCGTCGAGAATCCGGCGAAGGTCGGCAGGACGTCTGCTGGCAGACCTGCAGCGCGAATAAGATACCAGAACGGATACTCCCAGGAATGGCGGTACGGGAACAACGTTGCCGGTTGTGCCGGGTCGACCCAGCCGTTATCCTGCGAGCCGGCGAAGGTCGCCGATGAGCGCGAGAAGACGTCCTCCACGATGCGCAGGGAGATCGAGTCATCCCCGACAGCAGCAATGCTCACCTCTTCGACACGCATGATCATGTTCGAGATGCCGTGTCTCGGCCAGTTGAAGGTAACGTTCATCCCCGGCGCGATGGCCCACGCTTCGCGGTTCACCGTCACCTCGGCTGTACACAGCTGCGCGCTGGCCACCTGCAGGTCACGTTCGGTAAGCCGGATGGCCAGGTTTGCATCCCGCACGCCGACATACTCTTTCGTCGTCGACACAACACGGCCCTGCGCCTCGATGTTAGCCGGGTCCTGAACGGTAACTGTCTCGTACTCTTCGTTTTCCGGGTTCGTGTACTTCGTGCTTATCTCGTTGTACGTTTCGCCCAGCGCTTTCCGGGTAAAGGATTTCAGGCTGGCGTTGTCGGGGTTGATGGTCAGCGCCGATGGCTCGCCAGCGCGGATAAGTTTAATCGTCCATAGCCCGGAACGCGGATCGAGATACGTCACGGCGTTAATGCATGACTTCACCTCGTCAATGAAGGTGTAGAGGTCTTTGTCGTCATCCCAGACGAAGGATAGCCCGAAGCCCTCGTTATACAGAGTCTGCGCGGCAGAAAGATATGCGGCGTCATCGATCGTGGCTGGCGCGTATCCCAGACCCCATTCCGTGTTCACCAGTCCTTCGCGGATGATGTGCGCCGGGTTCATGTTATCGCCGATGTAGCAAAGTTCAGGGTGCCAGTCGGCCCAGAAGCAGCTGACCTTGAACGACACGTCTTTCAGGTAGGCGTTGTTCCCGATGTAGTGGTCATGCATCAGCGCGACCGCCAGCCCACGGTAATTCAGGCCGAGGTCCGGCACCTTAACCTGCGGCTTCCAGTTGTATCCTTTGGAGATGAACCAGGCCAGGATGGCTGGCGCGGAATACGACCCGTCGGATCCAACGCCGATACAGCGCTGCCCCCATCCACCGAAGCCGATTTCCACCAGCCCTTTCACGCCGCCTTCGGAGGAATCCCCGCCAAACAGGCAGGTATTGTCCACCGCCACAAGCCCCTGCGACTCGTCCCCGGGGTTATTCAACGTGCCGGACCAGGCGACCTTATCCGCCCACCAGATTTCCTGCAGCTTGGCGATCGGACCGTGACAAATGGCGAAATGCAGGCCGATGTTGTACTTATAGCCGACGACCGATTTTTTCTTGCTTTTCCCGCCCATCAGTTATCTCCGTTGACGCGCTTCTCGGCGGCCTGGCAAGCACGTTCCGCCAGTGGGCAACCGGTCGCCCGCATGACATCTACTGGAGTGCCATTCTTAATGAAGTCCCGGAAGTCCAGCCCATGTTTCGCGAACCAGTCGCGAGCGCCATTAACGCAAAGACCCGCCGTCGGCAGGTCAGTAGGTAATACGCGGATATCACTCATTTCTTGATCTCCGTTGTCCGTTGTCCGCCCATCCATAACAGGTTAGGCGATTTCACCCGCACCGTCCCGAAGACTACGGGGATGGACCGGCCCGCATCGACCGTCGGCACGTCGACCGTCTGCGGTGACTGGTTAGCGCTGGACGTTTTTGCACGCGGAGTCAGGGCGTAACTGGCCAGCGACATCGCGATGGAAATAATTATATAGACGACCCAATCTGGCATGGCGCCCCCTAGAACTGGTTTGCATTGAACGGGTTTTTGATAGGGATATTGGCACATCCGCCATAGTTATCCGCATTGTTAAACACGTTTTTACACGCATCGTATGTATGCAGGCAACCTTTTGATACAGAAACCGGACGGCCGGCGGTCATGTCGGAAATAGGCGCGATGATATTTAACGTCCAGTTGCGGCCGCCGTTGTTTATCGCAGACGAGATCGCCCGGATTTCGGTCAGGCCGTTCTTCAACGTGATGCGGAAGATACCACCGGTTAGGGTAGCCTCGGTCAGCCCGCGGTCTTCACTCGTCAGGGTAACGGACACCGTCATTGAATTAGCGACCGCCGTGGACGAACCGGTCTCCGAATGCAACGCCTTATCAGCTGAACAGGCCCGACCATAAAGGGCGTGCGGGCATCCGCGTTGATACTTACGCCGCAGACCAATATTCAGCTGCGATGTGCTTATGGACTCGCAGGCCAGTTCCACCTCGGACGACTCTATCATGTTGCCGGACAGGACGCGCCCGGTCCAGACCATCCGCATGTCATCATCGCCAGCGTGGCCGCGGTAGATATTCAGCATCGTTACCCGGCTTGGCGCGCGGGTCACTACCAGTCCGGTAATATCAATATCCTCCCGCGCCGTCACCGTCAGCGTCTGCTTATCCAGTGACCCCGATGTAACGATATCGCTGTGCTTTATCGGGAAAGGGGTCCATGGGCGGCCGCCGTAGATAGTGAGGTCCAGTGCGGCGACATAACGGTACGCATTCGTCGCTGCATCGCCGTAAATGAACTCGTAAAAATACAGCGGTTTCCCGCTGTCAACGCTGTCTTCAAGTTGAGGATATGACACGTTTTACTCCTGGACGGTGATGAAGGCCGTCTGCAATTCGGCAATGCCGCGGGCATGCCATGAAAGTTCCACCGAATCACTGGCCTGCCGTACACGGTACATCAGGCTGATCCGCATCATGTCCGCCTTTTTGAGCGGGCTGAGGAACTCGCGGTCCAGTGTGATAGTCGATACCCCGACTGACGTTGTTACCCCGGTAGCCGCCGCGCAATACATGCGGCCATCAAACGTTTCAACCATCAATGCGATACTCGGGTCGTCAAGCAATATTTCTTCGTCAATGACGGCGTTCCGCTCCACTCGTAACTGATTCGGCGCCGGCATATCCTCTGCCGCCGTCAGGTCGTGGGACCACGATGGTACCCAGCAGGCCACCTGCGTACCACGCAGCGCGTAGAATACCGCGAGGATATCGATAACCTCATCATACGTGAATGCGGTCCACTGCGCCTGGAATGTACGGCGTCCGGCGTTCTCCGCATACCCCGGCGTAACCGCCGAGTTGTAATAGTCGATCAGGTCGTACTGCCAGGCGTCGGCCACTGTCACCGCGGATACCCAGTTAGGTTTACGGGTGATGACCATGCGGGTATCGCCGTTCAGTTCAAAGGTCATTCGCGTCGTATAGTTCGACGGCATTGGCGGCCACGTCGGCCATACTGCGGGATCAAGCGCGGCGGCCCGTCGGATATATTTCGCCCAGCGATGGCCCTGTTCCGCGATAAACGAAATCAGGTCGTTGTACGATGATACCGCCGGCACGGTAAACGAGTCCGTCTGCGGCAGGATCGTGAAACCGACCTGCGCTTCGATCGTGGTGGAGATCGCCCGGGAAGACGACAGGTCGTTATTCAGCAGCCCGTACTGCACCGGCATAATATCTGACCCTCGCGGTACCGGGAACGTCAGCGAATCGCGCAGCATAACCGTCGACCCGGATACCCGCAGCACGTTAAGCAGCTGGCGGTCATCCCCTGATACGAGGTACAGCGCTTTCACCACACCCCAGGTGGCCGGCGGCTCTTTGTCCAGGACCAGGGTGGTATCGCCGACTTTCCCGGCTACCAGCGTGCGGGATGCCATGTGCCACTGCGGAACAAGCATTGGCCGCCACTGGCGCTTCCGGAGGATGGCCTGATACTGCGCCGCCTCGTCTGCCGTCGTCAGCGTATGGCGCATGGACAGCGCCCGGCGCGGTTTGGTGCGACGGGACAAGCGCTGCTCTTTGCCACTGGCCGCCGTGATGATCTGCGTGGAAAATTCGAACGACTCCGTCATGCCGTCTTTCCAGTTTGGCTGCAGCGGCCACATAGACCGACCATAGATGAATCCGCCAGACTGGTCTGCCGATAGCGCTTCCGCCGAGTCCAGTAGCCCCGTAATCCACTCTCGCGCCTTCGCCCGCGTGGCGGTGTAGTTATTGTTCGACTGCCCACACCAGTCATACAGGTCCACCATGGCATTCAGCAGTTCCGCATGCCAGCGCCCTTGCCATTTAAGGTTCGCCGGGTCCGGGCTGAATGTGCCGGCCATTACTCCGCTGGTCACGTAGGTGAAGTCGAACATCTGGATGCACTTTTCTACCACGCGCGCCACTTCGGTAGACAGCGAACCTGCGGCATTGTTTGGCCGCTGCAGCTTATCCACCGCGATCGCCGCCTGCAGCGCCACCGCCAGTAGCCCCGGCTCATAGACAGGCGTCGGGAATGAGCCATCGGTATTCAGGCGATTCGGGACGGTGAACCAGAGTTCAGGCAGCGTAACGGTATCCCCCTCCTGGTACCCCAGAACGGCCGCTTTGCGGATCGCCGCGCTCCAGGCGTCTGCGATGCCCGGGTTCGACGGGATCCAGTTGCGGTCATTCCCGAACCATTTAAGCGCACGGGTAGCGATAGCCGTTGCGTAGGCTTTACGGCCCGCCTCGCCTGCCTGTGTAGCGATGCGAACGGCATCCCGCATCGCCGACAGCTGTTCGTACATGCTCTGTGAGTCGAAGGGGCCATTCCACCCAAACGTGTTCGCCGGGCCGTACGAGGTCGACCCGGGAGAGTCGAAGTAGAACACCGGCATGAAAAGGCCATCGATTTTTCCGGTCTGCGCGGTCCATGCGTCCTGTGCGTCGTTCATCATGAACACGGTATTGTCGGTGGCTTCCGCATCCCCGAATGACGCCCACTGCGCCCCTATCTGCCGACCAACGTACGCCGGCGGCCGCCACCCATTATCATTCGGAGTGAACTGCGTAATGACCGGTACCGCGCCCGGCGTATACCACAACCCGGAGTATCGAATCGACCCTTTAATCTGGCGCTCGGTAGCGTCCTTTGCGAGCGTCCAGGCGTTCTCCCCCATTACGTCGGAGCCGATCGAGAAGGCTTCATACGCATCACGGAAAGCATGGTTTTCCGAGTCGGTATCGGTACTCGGCTCAATCTCCACCGTCGGGGCGATACGGTATGCGTCTCCGGGCTGCACCACGTCGCCATTACCCAACGTGAAGTTATGGCGGACGCCGACGAGATAGTGTGGGATAAACGTCCCGGCTTCTGACGACTGGCCACGGTAGAGGTAGGATACAGCTGCAGTCAGGATGCGATTTGCCAGTTGTACCGCCGCCGGGCGGGGAGCAATACGGTGCGCCCGCAGAAGTCCGGTCACCATCCGGAACTGTTCCGACGACGTTCCCGCCGCCGGATTAATGCCCGATGCGTCAGTCGTCGAATCCGTAAGGCTGTGCGCTACCAGCCCATCACTGCTGACCAGTGCATCATTGTCGGTTAAGCTCGCCATTCATCACCCCAGAATTTGTTTAACAGCCTGTTTATTGGCCTTGATGAAGTTGAGGACCACTTTACTATTTTCCGGAGCACTTAGCCCGGCGGCGACAACCGATGCCGAATCTATCGCATTGATGACCCTGATATCCTGCAGATTAGATGACCCGGAACCACTGCCGCTACCGCCCCCCTGGTTCATTATATTATTCGGGTCGTCTTTGGACAGGATCTGTTCGCCTTTCTGCGCGATGATTGGCACCTCGTCCGATTTAAGCCCGGGCAGGCCGCCGTCATGGAAGCGCGGCGCCCCGACAAACAACGACGGGCTGACGGAGTTTTTCCGCTGCTGGCCGCCCGTCGTTTTGCTGCCGACCATGCCGCCGTTGTGTTTCGCTGCTACACCGCCAAGCGATGCCGCTGCTGCACCGATACCGCCGCCCATTCCCGCCAGGGAGTTTAGTACCATCTGCTGCAGGATCGCCTGCGCAATCTTCATCAGGAAGTCCGCGAAGAACTTGGTAACGGTAGCGCCGAGGCTCCGGAATGCGTCCTGCAGGGACATCGTGCCACTAAGGACTTGGACAAGGCTATCCGTGACCGACTGTAGACCCGTCGCCAGCCCATCCAGAACGCCCTGCACCACCGTACTATCCATCTGGGTAAAGGTACCGGTGACGTCATTCAGGCCCGCGCGGATCTGCGCAATTTTGGCCATGAGCGCCGCATAGTCTTCCGGCGACATAACATTGCGGAATTTCTGCGCCAGCTGGTCCAGTGTGTTCGCCGACTGCTGCAGGTTCACGTTCATCGTCGCATACAGCTCGGACGTCTGCTTCACCGCCTCATCTTCGGAGATAATGCCCGCCTGACGTTTGGCGTTTATCTCATCCAGCAGGCTTTTCTTCGTTTCCTGGACCGCGTTAAGCTGGTCCTCCACGCGCTTGATCTCTTCCAGCTTCGCCTGCGTGGTAGCATATTCGAGATTCCGCTTGCGCAGGTCTTCAAACTTGCCGGCCAGTTCTGCCCCGCCCGAACCGAGTTTTTTCGCCTTGGCGATCAGCTGGTCGTACTGGGTATTAACGGCCTGCAGTTTGGCCTGCAGTCGGTCATCAAACGAGGCATTCGGGTCGACCTTCGACTGCTTGACGCCAACGGCATCATCCAGTTTTTCATACTGAGAGGTCAGCGCCGCCAGCGCGTTTTCCTCCCGCTTCGCCGCGTTCGCCCTGCCCTTGCTGCCGTTTTCCATGGCGTTATAGGAATCCGTCTCGGCTTTCTTCCGCGCAGCCACAATAGCGTCGAGACGCTTGGTCATCGCAGCACCTTCGTCACCGCCGATCGACTTGGCACGGGCGTACTGCGGCGCAAATTCCTCATCGATAATCGCCAGGCGGCCTGGCAGGTTTTTACGCTGCAGTGCTTTCTGCGCGGCAACGCCAGCCTTTTTCGCCTGTTCTTCCATCTTGGCAAGGTCTTTCGTCATGCCTTTGATGTCGCGGTCGCGCTGGGTGACTCCAGTTTCCGGGTCAGCGGTGTACTGGAATTGAGGGTTTGTGATCGCCTTAATATCGGCCATCAGCATCGCCACCTGACCACGGATAACATCCACCGCAGTCTTGTTGGTGTCGACCATGTTTTTATTTAACTCGGCCCATTTTTTATCGACGTCATCCCAGACCTTGCCCGTGGACTCCAGGAAGTCACGGTGCTCTTTGGTCATGTCTTCGGCCAGGGTATCCGCCCAGTTCGCCAGCGTTTCGCCGACACCGGGGATCAGGCGCAACACATTGGCAATCCAACCCATGATCATCTTCGTGGCCGTGGCGAATTGCGTCGTTACGGGTCGTACCCAGCCGATCAGGATGTCGTACAGCATCGTCGGGATGGACTCCCCGACCGCCAGCAGCTGATTGCCGAGGTTTTTGTAATCCCGGATGACCTCGTCAACGCCCTGCCGGAAGGTCGACGACTGGTCGTACATGATCGACCCGATGTCGTACGCGATAAGCGCTGCGCCAACAAACGGGATAACGCGCAGCAGCCCGCGTAACGCGACGCCGAGAAGTCCGACCGCGCCTTCAACCGTCGCAAGACCGGTCGCCCATGTCATAAGGCCAGTGTATACCCCGCGGATGAGAACGACGCCTTCTTTCAGCATCGGCAACATCGTGCGGATGGACCCGACTAACCCCAGAACCATCCGCGTGATTTTAAGGCCGGCCAGAACGCCGAGCACCGTGATAACCGTGTCCAGGTTGTCAATCAGATACCCTAGAGTGTCCGCCACGTAGCTGAATGCCGCACCCAGTTTTACCGCGGCCTCCCTCCCATCCGAGCTATTAAGGAAGTCCGTGACCTTCTGCAGCAGCTGAACGTATGCATCGATATATCCGGAGTCCGCTAACGCCAGCTGGAATGCATTCATCGCGTTACGTGCGCGGGCTTCCATCGCGTCCACGCCTTTGCTCGCGGTTTCCAGCTGGGCATCAATAGCCTTAGCCTGTTCACGGGCGAAGTTGATAACCGCTTCGCCGGAAACCTCGCCGTTCTCCATTGCCTTCATCAGCTGCGTCGTGGTCATGTTCATACCTTTCGCGAACAGCGCCACCGCCCCGGGTAAACGTTCGCCCAGCTGGCCGCGCAGTTCTTCGGCGTAAACCTGCCCTTTCGACAGCATCTGTTCCAGTGCGCGGAAAATACCGTTCATGTCATCCGCGGAGAGGTGGAAAACACGGCCGGCTTTCGCCACGCTTTCGAATATGAATTTTGAATCCTGCAACGACAGACCGACGGCTTTCGCCGCTACCGCGAACCGGGTATACGAGTTCGCGACCACTCCGATATCAATACCCAGCTTGTCGGAAAGCCCGAGCATATATTGCCATTCGTCGTTAAGTGCCGCCTGGCTTTCCCCAACAACGGTGGAGATCTTAACCAGGGCTTGCTGACGCATCTTGTACGCATCCACCGCACCGGATGCCTGATTAAGCGCCCCCTGCACACCAACATAGGCCGTGGCCAGCCCCAGGACCTCACCGCGGATACGCTGCAGCATTGATAACGTAGTTCGTCCCTCATCGCGGAAAAGAGAGAAGGCTTTTGAACCGTCGCGCGTGGCGCCCGCGTTATTCCGCAATGCTTGCGTTAGGGAGTTTATAGAACTGGTGGTCTGACGGCTTGTGGAGATCAGCGCCTGCTCGGCGCTATTCAAATTACGGGTATCAATGCCTGCCGCCCGCAAAGCCGATTGTGTCGTGCGCGCAGCAGTCCCGGTGTCCCGCAATGACCGGGCGGCCGCCGCAAGTCTCTGCTGTGCCGCCTGCATCCGGACCGACAATTCACCCGTGTCGGTAGTGGCCGTTCGCATCTGCTGCGCTAAACCCTGTACCGCCCCCATTGCTGTGCGGTATTCCGCCCGCGCTGCCCGGATCGCTGCCACCTGCTGACGGTACATATCGATCTGGTGCGCCATGGCCGAAACACTTTTATTCGCGTCATTCAGCTGGCGGATCTTCCCTGTGATATCGGTAATCTTTTTGCCGCTATTCGCTATCTCCGTCGCAAGGGTTGTCACCTGCTGCTGCAGTCCAGACAGCGTCCGGCGCGCAGCGTCTGACGGGCTTACGATTTGCTGGATTTGCGACGCCAGTGGCCCCATCTGCGACGTGGTGGTCTGTACGACCCGGCCCAGGGTTGAATACCCTTTTGCCGCCGCCAGTGCCTGCTGCGCTTGCTGCTGCAGTCCCTGTATGACTTTATTTTGGGCGGCCGCCGCAGGCGCGGTAGCGATGATGTTTTCCTGCTGCTGCAGTACCTTGTTAACGCTCGCCACGCTGTTAACGATGCTGGACTGCGCGGCACCAAGGTTTTTCGTCTCAATACCGTATCGCTGCAGTTCTTTGGTAGTCCGGCTCACCTGCGCGGCGCGTGACGCCTCGGCGCGTTCTGCGCGCTCAACCTGACGGTTGATACGGGCAAGTTCGGCTTCCTGTTTTTTAGTTACCTTCGTGGATGAATCATACGCTTGCTGCAACTGCGCCTGCTTGGCCCGTAAGTCTTCCGTCTTTTGCGCCGCTTCAACCATCGTGGCGTTCTGGCGTTTGTACAGCTCCACCAGGGCATTCAGCTTTAACAGCTGCTGCCCGGCCTGCTCAAGTTTTTTGTACGAGGCTTCCAGCTGACGCGTCGAGACTTCTCCCCGTTCCGCCGCTTTACGCTGGTCGTCCTGCGCCTTCGCCATTGCTTCAATCGCGGAGGCCACGGCTTTCAGGGGTTTCTGGCTGAAATCCCTCGCCCGGATCCTTAGTTCGACGTCTTTGCTGTTAGCCATCGCTCAAGCCCTTAATCAGTTTTTTGTAGTGCGGGCCACCTTTCTTCCCGTTCATGACGGAGGCCAGTAGCGCCTGCAGTAACGTGCTTTCCGTCACCAGGTGCATATTCACGCGGCGCCGGGCAATCTTGATTTCAGACCACAGGTACCCCAGCGGGTACCGGCGTGCGTCTGGGTGTCCCTGAGACATCAGGAAGGACACGCCTTCCCGCAGCTCGTTGTGAAACCGGATTACTTTTTCCCTTTTGCTGTAGACGCGGGTGTCCGGCTTGCCTTTGTTTCCCTCATCAGGTCCATGGCCTTTCGTAGCATCTTTTTTATATCTTCAACGTCCGAGAAGGTCAGGCGGCCAACGGCTTTCAGCGCGTCAATCTGGGCGGTCAGCGGCAGGCGCTGGGCTTTCTCCAGGTTGGCTTCGTCGTCTGCCGCCAGCGCGATGATGTGCGCTACCAGGCCGGGCGCATCGTTAATCAGACCCATGGCGAATTTGCCCATGGCCACGTAGGAAAGGTCGCCGCCGCCGTGGGTTTCGTAAATATCAAACAGCCCTTCCAGGTCGTCATAATGCACGCGGACGATCTTCGAAATGTCCTGGAAGGAAAGGCCGCGGACCTCGAATGTCATATCGCCTTTTTTAGCGCGCTTAACGATGATTTCTTCGGTATCCGGGGTGAAATCTGACAGTGACATGGGGTTTATCCTCTTCGTTGGTTGACGTCGTTAATGTAGCACGTCGGCAGAAAAGCATAAAAGAAAAGCGCCCGTAGGCGCTTTCCGGTGTGACTGCGGTCTGCTCTTACGAGAAGGTCGCAGTTTGCGATACTGCGGACTTGCCGTTCGCCAGCGTTGCGGTAACTTTGGCGGTACCGGCCGTCGCGCGGTTCAGCGTGGTGGTTGCCAGGCCCGTGCTCGCGGTGGACGCGCTCGCCGGGGTAACGGTAGCGCCGGTGTCCGTCGTGAAGTTCACGGTTTCACCCTGAACCACGGTGCCGTTGCCGTCACGAACCGTAGCGGTAGCCACGATACCCGCACCGCCGGACGCCGCCGAAGTGCTCGCCAGCGATACAGACACGGTACGCAGCGTCGTCGGGTCAACGGTTGCCGCAGACGGCAGCACGTCAATGTACAGACGCTGGGTGAGGTTGTTCAGCTGCAGCGCTTCGAACGAGAACGACATCACGTTCCAGTCGTCGCCTTTCAGCGCATAATCCCCGTCCGGGCGCAGCGCCACTTTCGGGAAGTAGTAGTTTTTGTTGGTACCGACCGGGTTGTCCGCGATGTAACGCAGGGCGCCGTAAATCTGATTGGTCTTGCCGATCACCATGTTGCGGTTCTGCGCAGCGATATCGCACTGGATGATCATCTGCTTGTTACCCGCGAACTCGGTGGAGTCCGGCTCGATGTAGATACGGCCTTGCGCCAGGTCCAGCTCGTAGTTGCCAGCGGCGGTAACGATGGTCACGCCTGCCAGGCCGCTAATATCGCCGGTTCCCGGGACGATTTCAGCGTCACCATCCGCCACGCCGACCACAACGTTATCCACGTTGAACAGGCCGGTAGGGGTGTCGTCGCTGGTACCGATCTGGTAATACTTACCGCGCAGTACCGGCTTGAACACTTCCTTGACGCCGGTCTGGTCGGTCAGGGTCATGTTAACCAGGTCGCCAAGGAACCACAGCGCCAGGTTCTCCGCCGCGATGTTGTCGCAGGTGAAAGTCCCGGTCATGCCGGCTTCCAGCAGGACGGAGGCATCTTTTACGCGCAGGCCGTAATCCGACGCATAGTGGTCCAGGTTTTCCGTATCAGTGGTGATCGTGAATTCCGGGCCGTTGCCGAAGTACATTTCGCCAGTCTTGCGGTTAGAGTTCGGCAAGAACTTATCGAAATAGGTTTTCCCACGTCCGATCGTATAGTCGTTCTGGAAATCGCTTTGCATCTTTCATCTCCTGTTAGGGATTCCGAATATCTACTTTTAGTCCTACCCTAATAGGCAGGAAGAAAAACGCCGTGTCCGATAGTCCTTCCTCGGGCGGACGAACAACCGGCTGTGCGAGTGTCAGTGTAGCAATCATTCCCTTTAACCGATAGACCCCCGGGAATTCCGGGTTTCCATTTTCATCCTTCGAGATGAGCATTGACAGGCGCTTTTCAACGACTGCCACGATGTCGTAAATCGGGTCCGTTGGGTTGCGCGCGTCATCTGCGCACCACCCCTGAACCAGCAGCACCCAGTCATCCATCCGGACGGTCTGTTCCTCGTTAGCGAACTTCCCGTAGTCGGTTGCTTTCGCTTCCAGAATAGACAGGAACGGCATCTTTGCCACGTATTCCGCGCCGAAACGGTCCCGACCGCGGTACACCTTTCCCCGGAAGTCATACGGATACCCGTTATCCGGGGAAATGCCTTCCAGGAAATCCGTTAATGCTTTCAGCACATCGAGGCGCTTACTCATGATAACCTCTCGAAATTACGGAAAAACTCCGTCGCCACCATGTCAGCAATTTGCGACCCGACCTTCTCGGCCACCTCCGAGAATACCTGGTCTACCGAAGGGCCATACAGCAACGCCACCTTGCCCGGAACCAGCCATGATTTATGCTGCGTCCGCTTATTCGATAATGACTCCCCGGCGGAAAGCCTTACGGCAAGGCCGATGTTGTAGTTGTCTTCGGAAAGACTGGCGCCTTTTTTCAGCCTGACGAGAAAGGCGTTTTTCAGGTACGTGGTCTTACCGCGCTTCACTCGAACGGATACCCCTTCCTTTCGCCGGCTGTTCACAACACTGTTACTCGTCACGAACCGGGCCAGGGAGGTCGCCCGTTTACGTCCGGTGATGGTGGCTTCGAGGTTGGTTCTGGTGGCGCGCTTGGTGACTTTCAGGCGGTCGGGGTTGAGATACCCGGATGGGAAGGCCACCTCGTTCAGCATGTTTTTCTTGACCAACGACATGCCGGTGCGCGATGCGACGGTGTTAATGGCCATCTGCATCGCCAGTTCGGTTATTTCCGGAAGCCGCTTGAGATAGTCACGCAGCTCCAGGTCGCCCACGGAAATAACGTTAACGGTCATCAGTTCTTCCTCGACACCTGCCAGATCACTTCGACCGGACCGACAATCGGTTCCTGCGTCTGTAGCACCAGGCCAACGTTGCCGTATCCTTCCGCCGTGATGATAATCACATCACCGCCTTCCAGCGTGACGCCTTTCTCCTGCAGCTCGTCCTGCATAAAAACGATTCGCTCGATGCCATCGATAATCTGGGCGTAACCGCCACTATCCAGATCGCCGACCAGTTGCTGCTTGTTGTGCCAGCGCACGCTAAGACCGTCGACGATGACTTCCTGCGAATAGCTTTCATACCGCGCAGATACAGACAGGGACGCGTGAACGTCCCTGCGTGCCTTCGCTTTGATTGCCGCGAAGTTAGAGGCCATATCAGACCTCTTCGTCCGCTGCGCCGGCCTTACCGCCTTTTTTGGTGGTGGCTTTCGCGTCAGACTTTTCTTCCTGCGCAGGCGCTTTCTCTTTCGCCGCCTGCTCTTCCGCATCGACTTCGATGACAGGACGGTCAAGGGCGCCCGGGTTCATGCTGTTGATGGATTCCAGCTCTTTCTGGGTGAAGTTGAAGATTTCACCGATCGCCGGGCGGATACGCTGGCCGTCGCGGAAAACGATGACCGTCTGGACTACTTTACGTTGTGGCATAATCTCTGTCCTTTAAATTGGCCCGCCATTATTGACGGGCCTGCAGGTGGTTACGGAACGACGGTCAGCAGGAACGACGCATTCGGGTCTGCCGGGACCATCAGCGGTGCGCCCTGAGTCATCAGGTATTCCACGCTCGGATCCTCTTCTTCCCACATTTTCGGGAAGTATTCCAGCGCCCGATAGCCGGCCGCTTTATCCATGATTGCACCGAAGCACTTAACGCCTTCAATCGCAGACGAGATGCCCATGACGGCCTTCTGGTTCATCAGGTACTGTTCCTGATTTTTCCAGTCGCGGAATTTCTGAGTGTTAACCCAGAAACGCATACGGCCGGCGCCGTTGATGCCTACCAGTTCACCCATGAGCTGAACACCTTCGACATCGTCCCACAGACGGGTCAGGTTGGAGTCGGAACCGCGGATATTGCCATCCATCAGGCCGTCTTTGCCCCACAGCTCTGCGCCGCCGACTTTAACGAACTGGTCCCATGCGTCGCCGCCGAACACGTAATCGCGGATCACCGTGCCGGAAAGTGACTTATCGGACACCAGACGCTGGCCATCGCGCAGGTCGGCGATCATGTCCATCAGGGTAACGCCGGTGGCGGTCCAGTCGGAAGTCATGGTCAGCGCCGCATCACGGCCAAAGTCTACGCGGGTTTTCGGGTAATCCTGCCCTTCCACGTCAACATAGCCGTACTGCGCAGCCTGCGCGGCCATCCACTCCCAGGTGTTTTCATGCATCGCGCGGTGCTTCATCAGCAGGAATGCGATAACACGGTCACGACGCTGCTCGTTAGAGAGGCTACCGGTACCGAGCGCTTCGCCGGGTTGACGCGGAACGATCATGTTCGGGTCAATGACGTGCTTCGGTTTAACGTAAGCCGGTTTGAAGGTCTTGGTGTTGTAACCTTGTTCCTTGATCACACGGCCTTGCGCGGTAGGTGCGACAAACGGCGCGACGCGGGTAACGTCCTGGATGACCTTATCGAACGCGATCTGGTCTTCCTCGAAGTTAATCTGGCGCGGGAACCACTGCAGGAAGAACGCCGGCAGGGACTTAACCTTGCGTTGCACTCCCATCAGGACGGTAGTTTCGTACAATCCAGCCATTTCTGCTGCTCCTTAGTACAGGTTGCCGATGTGGATGTTCGTACGTTCGAACACCGCCTGACGTTTCAGCAGAGTGTCGACTGCTGCTGGCCATACGAGTGCTTCGTGGTTGAACACACCACCGATGTAATACGGTGCGTAGGTTCCCACGACACCAGCTTCGTTAGCGATACCGATGGCCGTCGCTTCCGGGTTGGCCGGAGTGGTCGGGTCATAAGGCACCAGTTTGCCAGCTGCGTTTTTGGCGATGACCTGATAACGCGCAAACGCGACTGCGACTTCACCGCCGTCGGTTACGATATCAGCTTCACCAGCAAACAGCTGAGTGGGTTCCCACGAACCAAGGTCGCCGTTGCCAGCGAGATAGTTCGGGAGGCTTGCCATCAGGGAGATCAAAGACATGTTAGTCGCCTCTTACTTAGTGAACGAGTCGCCAGCTACAGCGGCCATCGCAGCCATCAGGCCATCACCTTTGCCGGGTTCAGCCTGCTGTTCGTTTTCCGCACCCATATTCGGGTGGTCAGCGTTATCCATCACCGTCTTGAACGGGCTGTCTGCCCCTTTCTCCGGCTGATTGGTAGCCGCTGCGGATGCCGGGGCCTGCTCGACCGCAGAAGCGCCCAGCATGGTTTCAGCATCGGCAACACTCATTGCGGTGTTGAACGCAATATGTGACGCCAGTTTTGAACGGCCTTTCGCCGCTTCGCATCCCAGAATACCGGAAATGCGATTACGTTCCGCCGTAGTCGCTGCCGCGGTAGCCGTGGCAGTTGCTTCGGCTGCTGCATCTTGACGGGCAGCGTCCATTTGTTCTTGGGTAAACATCGCGTTTGCTCCTGGTTGTTCATCCGAGCCACCGGACGGCCCGTTTAGGAATTCAGCCACTGCCTTAGCCGGCGTTGTGACCGCATCTATTAGTCCGAGGGCCAGTGCTTCTGGGGCGTTATAGCATAATGCCTCGGTGTCACGCACGACTTTCGGATCTAAATTTCGGTTTTGTGCGACAAGATTGACGAAGTCTTCACGCATGGTGTCGACATCTGCCTGCCAGCGGGCTTTTGTCTCATCGGAAAGCGATTCGAACGGGTTGCCGTCGGCTTTGTGCGCACCGGATTTAATAATACTAACCTTAACGCCGAAGTCTTCCAACATCTTACTGATATCGACGTGCATCGAGATAACCCCGATGGACCCGGCGCCGCCCGACGGAATGACCGCCATTTTCGTCGCTGCGCTGCCCAGGGCGTAAGCCGCAGAGTACGCATTGGAGTCCACGACAGCGAATGACGGCTTCACTGCGCGGGATGCGAAAATCTCGTTCGCCAGCTCAAAACAGCCCGCTGCTTCGCCGCCGTTAGAGTTCACGTCGAAAATAATAGCTTCCACGTCAGGATCTGCCAGTGCGGCGTTCATCTGCGAGCGGATGAAATTGTATCCCGTCACGTAGCCATAGTAATAGCCGCCATAGCGGTTAATCAGGGAGCCGTGGATCGGGATGATGGCGAAGCCGCCGGAAAAGGCGAAAGGTTTATTTCCGCTCGACGGTGCCATGCCGTAAGCCGCGCATAGATTGCGATTGCGCTCCGTGGCGATACGTTCTTCGGCATCGAGGTCAAAGTCGTCCTCGTCGGCGCTCATCTGGAACACCGACTGGATATTCAGCAGGAAATTGGTGTCGCTTTCACGGACAGCTACCGGCGACCCGTTCATGCGCTGAACCGCTTGCATTAAGCTGGATCGAACATGTGCATTCATTGGTTCTGTTCCTTATCAGGGTTATCGGTCGCCGACGAGGAAGATGATGTCGTCTCTGCGCCTTCGACAACTTTACCTGAAAAATCCAAATCCAGCGATTTAATCAGATTTTCTTCCCGCGCGCGCTGCTCAAACACCGAACGGAAATCGCCACCCAGGCGCGCAATTTCGGCTTCGTATGTCGACAGGCCATTCTTGATACGCAGGATCGCAGCTTCGGTTTCTTTCTTCTCGTCAATCTGGCCACGGCTGGCTCCGATCCATTCAGCATTGCAAATCGCATCACGGAACATCGGGTCGTAAAAGTCACGCCAGGTCTTGCCCGGTGGCAGCGGCACATTGCCGGCGTTAATCTCTTCTTCCAGCCATAGCGTATAGACCATAGACGCGAAACGGTCGGCTACCAGCTTCTTACGGCTCTCCATGAATTTCCACGTTTCCGCCATCGACGCACGCGCAGAACTGTAGTTCGTCTTCGTGTAGTCGCGGCTGAACTGCTCATAGGAAAGACCGAGCGCCGCGGCGATATTGCGCAGCAGCGATTCTTCATAGTCAGTACCGACGCCGCCCGGTGTGCCGGCGGGTTTCAGGTTGAACTTCGTTCCGGGAAAGAGGTGCGGGACTTTAACGCCGTCGATCGTGATGTTCTTCGACGCGGCGACATACTCGGCCATACTCGCCATGTAGGCGTTGAAGTATTCCGAAAAGGCGGTCTGCCCCATGCCCAGCTGCGAGAAGACTTCATGCGTCGGCAATTCGGATTCGATAACGGCGGCATACGTCGCGTTAACGATGGCGTTCTGCAGGGTGACTTCCTGGAAATTACGGGTCATCCGCATCTGCTTCAACGCCGACACCATCTCGCTGATCCCGCGGGTCTGCCCGGGCAGCAGCTGTTCGATGATGTGGATAATACGCCGGCGGCCCCAGTCGAATCGCGCAGGCTCGCGCTTCCAGCGCCACTGGCCTTCAATGTTGGTGTAGTCTCCCGGGAAGGCTTCGCGGAACCAGTACGCCTGCGGGGCGCCATACTCGTCAATCTCGACGCCCTTACGGATCCGGTCGGTATCCGTCTGCATGTCCGGGTTCGACAGTCGGTAGGGCGAGATAAACTGAATGGCGGTACCGAATGGCCGGCGGCCTAATGCGCCACGTCCGGTAGACTTGACCCACTCGGCGGACCCCAGCACTTCCCCGGTCATCAAAAATCCGCCGACCGCGAGGCGAACCAGGCCGGTAAACGTATTGACGCGCCGGGCGTCGAACCAGTTTTCCGGTGACTCGGCCGCCATGTTGAACCGCGATTCAACGATAGCCTGGAATTCCTCCGCCCAACCGTCAGGAGCGCCAAGTATCAGGGAATTCGGCTTGGCGTTCAGCTTGTACTGTGACCCGACAATACTGTCACGGTGGATCGCCACGGCGCCAAAGGCATAGCCGTCGTTCTGCACCATGTCCTGTGCGCGGGCATCGGCCATATCCTTATCGCGGGCGATCTGCTGGTCTGGCGAAATTATCGCAGGATTCCAGTTGAAGGTTGCGCGGGTGTTTCGTTCAGCACCCTCAAGGCCGCCGCCCGCTGCAGGTTTCGCCGGAGAGGCGTCGACCGTAGCAACCGCGGTTTTCTTGCTCGCGCGAGTGGCTTTCTTGACTTCGCTCATCAGAAAATAAACCTCGCTGGGCGACTCGGCGTGCCGAAGAAGGCTCTGCACGGGTCGGGTGAGTTAATTGCGTTCTGCAGTCGCAGAATATACGCCCACAGGCTCTGGCGGTTGGCCGCCGTATACTCTACGCGTTCGCCGTTCTGGTCCACCACAACACGCACCGAACCACCGACGTTCAGCTGGTTATAGGCGTCCATAGCGTCATTCAGCCATTGTTGGTACTTGGCTCGGCATTCATCTGGGGTCATGGTGGTCATCCTCATGCTAACATTTCGGCCAGTTGCGCAAAACTATAACCTGTATCTGGTTTTTCTGCGATGGCCTCCTGTTTATCTATTGTGACCACCAGCGGGTTTTTATCCCACTCGTCAGCCCAGACTGGCGGGTTATCCCAGTCTATTGCTTCCATCGCGAGGACACGCCCGCTGATACACATCCCGATCAGATAGTAACTCAAGTCCCACGTTTCATTTCGGGTACCCTGCGGGCATTGCCAGCCTTTTTCGTCGCGATGCTCGGCGCACATCTCGCCGTATGCGTAGTCCGGAAGCCACGTAGGGAAATGATACATGCCTTTTCCGGGAACCGTTACATCCAGTCGGCCGTTAAGCATGTCTTTCACCATGTTGGAGTTTATCATCAGCACCGGAACGTCGCCGCGCGCGATCGCGTTTTTGTCCTTCCGGTTAGAGTCCGGTGTCGCGATATGGGTACGCGGGCTTTTCGGCATAGGGTCGCCTTTGACCAGGATGAATCGCCCGTTTTTCCCCTCGCGGCGCAGCTTGCGATAATACTCGTACGCATTGGCCGTTACGCCTGCTGCACCGCCGGAGTCACAGGCTGTCATCTTGACCTGCATCACGCGACTGGGGTCATCGGCCAGCGGATAGGTCTTCATCATGACCTGCTTCTCGATCAAATCCCAGTCCTCCAGGTACGCCGCCGGGCTTAACTTCTCCCGCTCGCCGTCTATATCGAGACGCTCTGATTTGATGATGTTGAACCGGTCAATCAGGTAAATATCGAACGGGTACCCCGGCGCCACGCCGAATACCGCCACCTCAAAGCGATGTTTCTGGACGTCCACCGTCGCCGCCAAAAAACGTACGGCGGGCGGGACCGTTTTTTCCGCCCACGGCTCTGCCCGGGCTTTCAGCATTTCCGGAACACGAACCGACTCGATCGACTTCGGCACATAGGGTTCTCCCATGTCGTTGTTCCAGAACTTTTTCAACGACTCTTCCGACATCGTGCGCTCATAGTCGTCGGATGCATCGAGGTAGTTCAGCACCAGCGTCTGCCATGAGATAAACGCCGCCGCCGTACCGCGCAGCCAGAAAGACGCGAATGTCGCCCGAACCGGCTCGCCGACCAGTTGCCCTTTCTCATTTACCGTACATCCTTCCGGTACCCACATACCCCACAAATTCATCTCGTACTTCTCTTCCGGCGCGATTTCGCAGCCGCAGCATGGGCAGACCATTCTGGCCGTTTCTGCTTTTTCCAGGTTGGTGAGCGTTCGGCCATCGGCGGACTTGGTGTCCCACTTCATCAGCTGGAACGTTCCTTCGAAATACTGGTCGCAATGGGGGCATGGCCATTTCCAGCGCCGGCGGTCGCCGCGGTTGTAAAGCCCGACGATGCCGTCGCACGGTGGCGCTTCATGCGGCGTTTTCTTGATCCAGTTTGGGTCTTTTACCGGGCGGGACGGCGACGATTCTGCCGCGCACATGGCGAACGACCCGAAGGTCGTTGTACGTTTTGATGCGAGGTCAAAGGCGTTACCGTCGCCGCCGATGTCATCGTCGATACGGTCATAGTCGGTGATGATGATACGGCCCACCGGCCTCCCCGCCAGTTCCGTAACCGATGGGTAACTAAGCGTCAGAATGATCCCGGTGGTGTAGTGTTTATCGAATTTGTTATCGGCATCACGGTTCTTCATCAGCATGGCGCCTACTTCCGGGCTGTGCCGATGGAGTCGGTCCACGCGTCGCATTGAGAAGTCGCGTGCGGCGGTAGAAGTCGGGCAGAACACCATGATATCCATGGGGTCTACTTTCACCGAATAGGTAATGCCGTTGAGGATCAGCGCATCCGTTTTCCCGCTCTGCGCCGGACCGACAAACGCCATTTTGTTGTAATGGCGGCTGTTCAGCGTGTTCATCGGCTCGACCATGTATGGCGTGGTCATATTAAGCCAAGGCCCGACATATGCGCCGGGCTGGTTCACGTAACGGTATTTGGCGGCCGCCTCAGCGACCGTCATGCGCATTGGTGGCCGCAGCTGGCTGGCGACCGACCGGATGATGTGGTTTAACGATTTAAACTTCATCGTCTTCTTCCTCCGCGAACCGTCTTTCCAGGGTATTCGCGAGGTCATCCAGTATTGAATCCACCGATGACTGCACCACGTTGCGCTGCGCTTCGGTAAGCCCTACCTGCCGCGATAATGTGTCGGGGATCAGCAGCAGACTCATCCGCAGCGTTTTGATCGCTTCGCCGAATACGCTGACCACGTCTTCCGTTGGCCACAGGTTCCCTGCGCGCAGGTCATACTCCTGCTTCGCGCGCTGGCCGTTCCAGAACTCCTTCGACAGCTCTTTGGGCAGGTCTTTGAAGTTCATGCGGCGCAAATACGTCTCGACGTCGTACAGCGGTTTTACCAGGTACGGCGCGACTTCGTGGACGGCGTAAATTGGGTACCCGCCGCGCTCCCCGACGGGCGGGATATCCATGATCTTCGGCGTGATGTCCCGGCGCTCCATGCGGAACAGCTTCGCCAGTTGCGTTATGTTGCACCCCTGGAAAATCATCGCCTCGGTATCAGCGTCCGGCGCATTCGATCGCCGATTGCGGGTCGCCAGCGGGGCGGTCTTAGTCGTCTTCGTCATCCCATAGCTCCGTTTTCTTAGCCTTCATGCGCTTAGTTATGCGGCCTTTGATGCGGTTTAGCAAATCAAAAAAAGCATCTTGCACATCACCCTTAGTATTTAGCGCTTCGATGACGGTGCCGTCGACAGTGTCGATCAGCTCCTTGGTTTTCGGATGGCGGATCATCGCTTTCATCTGGTAAACCGTTACCGGGTGCTTCTGGCCCTGACGCGCCAGGCGGCCATTGAATTGCAGAAACCGTTCAAGCGACCACGGGTTATCAACGTATACGATGATGTGACCACCGTGCTGCAGGTTAAGCCCATGGCCGGCGGACTGGGGGTGTGCTGCCAGCAGCTTTATCTTTCCGGCGTTCCACTTCTTAATCGCCTTGCCGTCATCATCCATGACGACCAGACCCCTTTTCCCGAACCGCTCCTGCAGGCGGGCCAGGGTCGGCTTAAAGTGATAGGCCAGAAAGACGTTTTCCCCCTCCAGGGTGCTGTCAAGTAACTCTTCCAGCGCATCGAATTTCAGGTCGTGAATTCGATAAGCATCTTTCTGCTTCACTACTTTGTCGTCACTGGTGATCCCGACAATTTTGGTATCGTAGATAAATCCGGACGCCAGTTGCAGCAATTTGTCCTGCAGGGCCGCCGCCTGCTCGGCTTCAATCGTCACCGGGTCATCCAGATATTCGTCGAATTCGTCGGGCATGATTTCGACAAGGGATTCTTCTTCCATCTGGCGGTACAGGTCCGCGGAATGCGGGTCTAGTTCTACCGGTAGCGGTACCAGCGTTGGCTTTTCGACGTCTAGATAATCTTCCGCCTTCATCACCATGACGATGTCGGAGATCTTACGGATGATTTCTTCCTCGGCGCCATTGCGTAACTTGAACTTGAAGTTGTACTTGTTCTGGATGAAATAGTTTTCCTGATACCCGGTGATCGTGGTGCCAAATCGCTCGCCTTCGTCCAGCAGGTACGTCTGTGCGAAAATGCCCATGTACCCTTCGGCGGCAGGGGTGGCAGTCAGCTCCACCAGGTAGTTTATGTACGGCCGGCAGCGCCGCAACAGCTTGAACCGTTGCGAGGTATGCGACTTGAACATGCTGGACTCGTCCAGGATAACCATGTCGTATGGCCATTTCTTTTTGAACAGCGTACACAGCCACGCGAGGTTATCCACGCTCACCGTGTAGAAATGGCAGTCCTCGCGTGCGGCGCGCTCGCGTTGCGCTGCATCACCGTCGATGACCGATATCTTCCAGAAACAGAGGTGCCCCCATTCCTCGAATTCGCTTGGCCAGCCCACTTTCGCAACGCGTTTTGGCCCGACGATCAGCACTTTGTTGACCTTCCCGTCTACGATACGGTCTAGTGCGGCAGTGGCGGCCATCACGGTCTTGCCCAGGCCGAGGTCGACGAACAGGCCACAGAACGGCGTTTCTTTGATGAAGTCGACGCCCTCGTCCTGATAGCCGTGCATGTCCGACCGCTGGTGAATCACGTTGCGCTGGCAATACGCGATTGCCTTACTCAAAGGAGATAAGGTAGTTCTTAAAGTCTTCAAAATTGTCCACCCATGTCACGTTAGCCCCTTTGGCTTTCATCTGCCGATGGCGGTTTCGCTGCTGCAGCGTTGGTTCTTCGCCCGGGCGCTTGAATTCCACAAAAAGCACAACGCCGTTCCGGATAAAAACGCGGTCCGGAACGGCCTTTTTCCCAGGTGCCGTGAACTTCGACACCCACCAGCCGCGGCCCTGCGCATACTCGCAGCAGCGGCCTTCGACCTTCGATTCCCTGACGACAGGGGTTCCCCATTCGGGCATTAGCGGTTTCTCCGGCAAGTCTTTGATTTCTATGCAAATTAGTCCTTGCGATAAAAATACCCTTCCCATCCGGCGGCGCCAAGCGGCAATCCGGGCGCCCATGGCAGTTCAGCCGCCATGCAGCCGATCAGGTCAGCAAGGGTTAACGGACTATCTTCCGGGACTTCGGTGACGATCTCATCGTGGATGTGCATGACGATCTTAAATCCCATCCGGTGTGCCTTCTTCATCCCTTCGGCGAGGACGTCACGCGCCAGGGCCTGAACGATGTTTTCCACAAGTTTCCCCCCGTGGCTGAACACTTTGCCCCAGGACGAACCGCCGGATTTTTCAATCTTCCCTTCGTACTGGAAGTTCAGTGTGCTGTACTTCTCGCCTTTACGTGGGCCGCTCTGAACCGTCATCTGGCGTTCAGCGATGCGCGGGCGGAAGTAGTACATCTTACGGCCTGACGGCAGCTGAATAGTCAGGAATGGCTTGGTGTATTCGATGGTCAGGCATTTCCACTTAACCGGACGGTGCGTACGGATAACCTGGAAGACACAGTTTTCCAGCTGCGTCCAGGCGTTCACTATTTCCGGGCAAAGTTCGCGGAACGCTTTCACCGAATCCGCGGCTTCTTTCTGGGTCATGTGAACGCCCATATTCTCCGCGTATCCCCACAGCCCGGTTTTCTTCCCGTCATCGCCGAGGTGGCCGCCACCAAGGCGATAACCTGCACCGAGGGTAGCGGGTTTGGCTTTACTGCGGTGAGGAAGGGTGTCTTCGTACGGTATTCCGAGCCAGTGGGCAGCAAATGACTGATACAGGTCATGCTTTGCCGCCAGTGTATCCATGAACCATTTGCAGTCGGTCAACCATCCGATAACTACCGATTCGATGGATGAAAGGTCGGCGACGATAAATTTATGCTGCGGCGCGGGGATGATTGCTGACCGGATGCAGCCGACAAGCGCGTCCATCGGTTCCCCGGCGAACAGCGCCAGGTTATCCAGTTCCCGGTTCGCGATGAACCGGTTCGCGATCGTCAGGTCTTCCACTTTCTCAAGAAATTTCGGGGTGCGCGCGAGGTTCTGCGTCTGCAGGCGGCGTCCGGCCCAGCGATTTGTTCGGCTGGCGCCGGCGAACTGCAGGGAGTAACGGAAACGCCCGTCCTCCCCGGCGCAGTCGATCATGGTTTTATATTTGGCGATTGAGTTTTTGGCGCTGTTAAGGCGGGCTTTCAGAACGGTTATCGCTTCATCATCGACGCCGTTTTCTTCCTGTTCACGGATAACTTTTTTCACCGTGTCCTGGCGCACATCGTCAAACGGGTACCCTCGCTCTTTAAGCCATGGCACTAGCTGGGATACAGAGTTAGGGTTTTGAAGGCCGGTGATATCCTTCATCTCTTCTATGATTTGCGGCTTCCGGCGTTCAGCCAGGTCCAGTGCGGCCTGCGCGAATTCGGTGTCGATCATTACGCCGCGGTCATTGATAAGCTGGTCCAGGGCGTATAAGTCCCATTCCTGCGGCAGTATGGGGTACTTGATAAGCCGATTTTTGATCAGCATTTCAGTATCAACGTCGCGAATGTTATACCGGCAGAACCCCCACCACTCTTCGGGATCCGTTAGCTCGTTACGCCATTCAAAAGGGTTATTTTTGGTGACACGTTGAGGCACGCAGAACATTTTTATCAGCCGCTTGCCGTCCGTGTCTTTCAGCTGGTCTTCTTTCAGCCCGACCTGCTTACCTATCTGCAGAAGGTCGCCAGTGAAGCCGAGCATGTACGCCAGAACCATCGTGCATCGCCACGATTTGTACGGGGTTTTCAGACCAAGAACACGGCGGGTCATCACCCTTTCGAATTGTGCGTTGAATGCCCATTTCTCCACGTAGGGGTCAAGCAGTGCTTCTTTCAGCTCCGCCGGCATCTTCGCGCCACGGGATAGGTCGGCGTGCTGCACCTTACCGTTGTTAAGGGAATACGCCGCCATCAGCACTTTCGCATCCGGGCAGCGGGAATATTGGTCCAGGCCTTGCGTTTTGAGATTGGCACGCGCCCGGCTTTCGTAGTCAAGGTTAATAATATCGGCCATGGTGTCCTCTTATAAGAAAGCCCGCACTAGGCGGGCTTCCGGTTTCAATGCCCGACGGGCTGGGGGTTAAACGTCGTCGTCTTCGTCGCCGGCGTCGTCGTCTTCCCAGTCTTCGTCGTCATCCCAGTCTTCGTCGTCATCCCACGCGTCGGAGGTATCAACACGACCTTCGCCGAACGGTTCGTCATCTTTACGCTTTAAAACAGAGATCAGGTTAGCGTTTACGCGTTTGCCGTATTTGTTATCCTGGGTCCAGGGTCGGATAACCATGGATACCCAGCAACCGCCGTAAATCTCTTCTTCAATCTCAGCCTTAGTCGTTAATTCCTCGCGCTCGATGTTAAAGACTTCGGGCTTTTTGCTTTCGCGCGCAGAGAGAACCCACATGCCAGCGCATTCCGGTTTGTCCGGGAAATCGACATCGCCGTCTTTCAGGAACAACATGGCCGGCGCCACTTTGAGCGGACCAGCTTTGTGATTCTTTTTGGCGACTTCGATCTGCTCTTTCAGCAGCTGGTAAATCTCTTTGTGCGTTTTCTTCGGCAAAAGCCCAACGATACCGTATTTCGGCTCGCCTTCGCCGTCTCCGCCGTATGGGGCGCCCAGGTGCGGATATGAAGCGCGTACGTTGGAAACTTTGATGTGACCGCTCTTATACAGAACGCCGTTTTTAACTTTCTTCGCGGGAATTAATTTTTCAGCCATTTCTCTACTCCGGGTTACGAATTTACGGGTTTACCATCTTACCGATTTACACTTCATCATCGTCATCTTCGTCATCATAGGCGCCGGAATATTTCCGATCCAGTGGTGGCCGCTTATCAGTGAGCGGTACCAGGGTCGGCTTGCCTTCCGGCTTCCATACGACGCTTTCGATGACCATTGGCGCGCCGGCGCGTGACAGTCCAAGTTTATCCCGAAGGACTTCTTCCATCTGCGCCGGCGAGCGCAATTCCGTTTTCATATAGTCTTTTTCGTCAAGGCCGAGGAAATCATAAAGCTCCTTGGCCTTTTCGACGTTGGTATGCGCACGGTTAGAGCGTGATTCCACCAGCTTATGCCCGGGAACCGCCTTACCGTCTTTCGCGGCCCGCTCAAGTTCCAGGTCCAGGCGGGCGAACCAGTTTTCAATCACTTTGCGGTACGGCAGGATCTTGGCCATCTCGGCAACGGACAGATCGCCGAACTTTGCCTTCCGCATTTTGTATTCTTCCGCCAGGGCGGAGCGTAACTGCGACATCTCATAATCTCCGAATTCAGTGTCCAGGAATTCGAGGTCGGCACCGACGGCGCATTCCATCATGTACGCCACCGCTGCGCAATTATGCGCGGCCCGGCACCATCGGCATCCTTTCAACGTCGCCTTGCGTTTGGCTTTGAGTGACCAGGCGGCCGCTGCACGCTCGCGGATAAACTCGGCGAAGTCCAGCAATTCGTCGACTGTCACTTCCCAAACGTCGAAATGCTCAAGCCTCGGCTGTGCGATCCGGATGATGACCCGGTCAAACTCGTACTCGTCGCTGAATGCGCGGTACGCCCCGTATGCATAGAGCAACGCCTGGGGGTTGCCTTCCGCGAAAACCTGGACGCCGGTGCCGTATTTCAGGTCGGTGACAATCAGCACCCGGTCACGAATGATGATGTTATCCGCGGTACCGCCCTGCGGGAGAAACGGCACTACTTCGGCGTCCGGGTCTTCCTCCAGCTCGTCAGCGTTGGCTGGCGGCATCAGGTCGGTGAACCAGACCCGGATTTCCGTCAGCATCATGCCTTCTTCGAACCGACACCAGTCAACATAATCCTGAACGTAGTCGATCATGGAGCGGGTGACGACAATCTCATGCCGAACGCCTTTTTCCTCGATGACCTGCGTGGTTCCGATAAGATGCGTCGGTCGGATGTCCGTTTTCAGCCACTGCTCGGCGATGCCATGGGCGACGGTTCCTTCCGCCGCTTCATAGCTGCACTCGTCCTCTTCGAAAAGGTTGGCCAGCAGGCTTCCGCCGCAGGCCGTCCACATCGCAGAGGCTGACGGCGCGAAGATAGAATGCCCGCCGCCGGCAAACTCCTGCATAACACGAACCAGGAAAGACTTACTCATCATGGTAGCCTTTTATGGCGCGTAAAATTCGTTCAACGCCTACTTCATCGATTGTCTTTTTAACCGCCATTGCGCCGGCCCTTCCGTAGTTATTCCGTTTCAGGTTATACCGGGTTTTCGCTAACAGGTCGAAACTGAAATCGGTAAAACGATACCCGGACCCAACGTGGGTAACGACGAAACGGAATTCCCCGTTAATCCGCCGGCCGTTCTGGCCACGCGCGGGGGAAGTTACTCTGAATAAGGGGTTACGGTCGCCAATTTCGAAGCGGAACTCAGCCCACATAGGCACTTCCTCTCCGCCGCCGGGCGTCATCGCTATTGCCGTTCCGAACTTATTCACAATAACCTCTCTGCTAAAACGGCCCCCGCAGGGGCCGAGTTACACGATCGAAGATTAAACGTCGTCTTCTTCGGAGTTGCCTTCATCCTCTTCCGGTTCGGCCAGTTTGGCTTCACACAGGTCAAAGATCGCGTCGAAGTGTTCTTCTTTCGCTTCGGCGATTTTGGCCAGGCCGAATTTAGCGGTGATCTTTTTGGCTTCCGGTGCGCCAAAGCGGTCTTTCACCGCTACGACCGCAGCGACTACTTCGTCTTTGGTGTGTTTCGGCTTGTCTGCCGCAGCAGTGGATTTGCCTTTGGCGGTGGTTTTACCTTTGGCGGTGGTCTTACCGGCGCCAGCGTCTTCACCTGCTGCAGCGGATGAAACACCGCCATTCGCCAGCAGCTGTTCCAGCAGGGAGTTGGTTTTTTGTTGTTCGGCCAGCAGCTGTTCAAAAATACCTGACATAGTTAAATCCTCGTTCGGTTAATTTGGGTTTGTCGTGTTGACGGTTTGGAGTATGGCCATTGCCGCATCCCGTGTCAACACTTTCGCAAAAATATTTTTCGGTACCCATTGGTTTTTTCGGGGATCTTTGTGAAATGGCCGGGGGTCGCCGGGTATCGTCCCCTTTACTTTGTAGCAGCGCGAGACTAATATCCGTTTTACTTACACGCACACACACGCGAGGATCATCTATGAAATTTCCACCGTGGGCTATTAAAGACCACTCCCTGAGACCGCGTTATCTCGCGGGTATCGCTGCCCTGGAGGTAGACCCGGACGGCAACCTTACCAAACTGGCGAAGGCGGCTGGCGTAAATTACGACACTATGATCTGGAATATCCGCAACACCGTTTCCGGACAGATGGCCGTCAAAATTTGTGAGGCAGCTAAAACTTCTGGCATCCGACCACATTGGTTCACTAACCCGGACTGGATAAAAATCGACCCGGATACAGGGGAAATTCTTGAATGAACTACTGGAACGAATACGGAATAGTGCTGTGGGAAAACGGCTTCACCGTCGTTCCCATCATTCCGCCTGACTCGCCCAGGCCAAAAGCAGGAAAACGGCCTGCGTTCGAAGACTGGCAGAAAATCGAGAATACCCGTGGCCAGATTAACGGTTTCGTGAAGAAATACGCGTCATCTGGCATCGGCATCCTGACCAAGCACACCCCCGCGGTAGACATTGACGTCTACGACAAAGACGGGGTTAAGCACATGATGGCCGTTGTCGAAAAGAAAATCGGCGCCGGCCCGGTTCGTGTTGGCCGTCAACCGAAAAAACTGGTGCTTTGCCATACCGACGAGCCGTTCAAAAAGGTCAAGTCCGCCACCTGGGAAGATGACTTCGGACAGCGCCATGCAGTCGAAATCCTGGGTGATGGCCAGCAGTTCGTCGCCTTCGGTATCCACCCGGATACGCGCAAGGAATACACCTGGATCACCGATGATACCCCGGTGAACTGCGCGGCCGCCATGGACCTGCCGGAAATAACGCTGGAGATCGCCCGCGATATCGCCGACGCGTTCGACGCCTATGCCGAAAAACAGGGATGGATGAAAGTCGCACGGGCCATTAACGGGCGGGCGGCGGAAGGCGAAGCGGACGATGACGACTGGGCGGCAATGGCCACCGTCACCAAGTGGGACGGCACCTACGACGAGCTGCGCGATATCGTCATGAAATACCCTGACCCGGAAAACTATGAAAACTGGATCCGGGTAATGGCAGCGCTGCAGGTGTCATGCCGCGATCAGGATGAAGCGAAAGAGATCGCCCGCGACTGGTCCATGCAGGCGGATAACTATGACGAGTCAGAATTCGAGTACAAGTGGGAAAAAGGCTTTACCCATGATGCCCAGACGCTGGTGACAATCGGCACCATCATCAAAACGGTCCACGAAATCGAAGAGAAGGAAGCCCGGGAACAGGTTTCCGAGTTCACCGAGGCATTCAACGAAGTCACCACCATGGCGGACTGGAAAGCCTGGGCAGACGACTTCCGTAAGCTGCGGGTTTTCGGCATTGAGCGCCAGCCGACTATTGACGCGGCCAAGAAAGCCTACAAACGCCTGAACGAAAGCGCGCTGACTAACAAAGCCGTTAAAGAGTACCTCAGTTTCGACTTTTCCCGTGCGGATACCCCGACTTGGCTGAAAGAATACGTCTTTGCCCAGGCCCAGGACGCCTTTGTTAGCCGTAAAACCGGGATTTTACTGTCAAAAAGCGCGTTTGATTCGTCCCATGGGCGTGATATCGGCGACGTGGAAGGCGGTTTATCGCCGAATAAGTTCGCCACGGACGTCGTAAAAATCCCTATTATTCACGATGTTATGTACTACCCCGAAATGCACGGGGATATGCCTGAATCGAAATGGACCCAAAAAGAGGGACTTTTAGGGCCGGAATTCTTCTATGACGACGCCGGTTTGCTACGTTTAAACACTTTTTCGCCTGAAAGTATCCCTAAACCAGCGGAAAAGCTGTCAAAACTGGATAAAAAGGCCATCTCGATCGTCAAAGACCTGTTCGTCGTATTGTTTCCGGACACGAAAGAGCGAAATTACGTCATGGACTGGCTGGCGCACGTCGTTCAGCACCCGACAAAGCGAATTAACTACTCTCTTCTGATCCGCGGTGCTCACGGTTCGGGTAAATCGACCATCGGCGTGCTCATGCGGGAAATGCTCGGCGCCCAGAACATCGGGTACGTGTCAAACTCGGTCATGAATGGTCGTTTCACCGACTGGGCGGAAGGCCACATTCTGAAAATCGTGGAAGAGGTGTATGACAAGGGTGATCGGTACAGCGCGGTCGACAAACAGAAGGAATTTATCTCGAACGACCGCTTCCAGGTTGAAGGGAAAGGCGTAAAGCCGCGTGACGTGGTGAATACCAGTTCGAAATTGATGTTCACCAACCACATCAACGCGCTTCCGCTGGATGAGAACCAGCGCCGCTACCTGGTCGTCTCCACGCAGGCTGAAAACCACATGGACATGGACCGCGTTTACGGCTCGGCTAAGGAACGCGAGAAGTTCTTCTCTAACGTTTATCGGGCTATCGAAAATCACAGCGCGGCCATCAAAAAGTGGTTCATGGAATGGGAGATCTCGGAGGGGTTTAACCATAAAGGCCATGCCCCGTTGGATACTAATGCTTTCCGCGAAATGCGCGATGCAGCGAACGACGGCGCAGGCGAATTTATAGCGGACATGATCAAGGGCGGCGTGACACTGGGCGTGTGCAAAGACATTATCTTTTCACCATCATTGAACGACGCATTTATGGAAGCCGAGGGCATCGAGATGCCGAAGACTTCACGCATGAAAAACCTGCTCATGGAACTCGGTTTTACTCAAGCTGGGGTACTCTGTTTCAATAGTAAAAGCGGAAGAGTGTTCGTCAGAAAACGTGTGCGTAATGCGTTCCAGGAAAACGGTACGCTGAATACAAAATGGGCGCAAACTACGCTCAAAAAACACAATGCCGAAGTCGAAAAGAAAATCGGGAAACCGAAAAATCCGTTCGACGATGAAGACGATGACGAAGTGTGAGCAAGAAAAATCGCTAAAAAGGGGCTTCGGCCCCTTTCTTTTTTGTCGAAAAATCGCGTTTTTTGTCCCCAAAAATGGCCGTTTTTGACCAGTTTTCGGGGGGCGGCAAACTTGTAATAATTTGCAAGTGTTTGAATGCAAATCATTTTTCGCGATTATTATTTATTACAAGTTGAGGTTACTTATACATATACATAATATGCATACCGATTACGTTTTACTTTTAATCTTATATGGATTTCCTTGTTTTCTTGTAACTTGTAATAAATATTGAGGAAAAGATATAAATAACAGCAGCTTACCGGTTTATTACAAGTTGTTCGTCTTGTAGTAAACTTGTAATTTGTAATAAACCACCTTCCGTGACGACACCTGATCCTGTAAGAGCACCGCCCAAAAATGTAATGCAATCAATCGGTTGCGGGGCTAAAACGGAATTTAGGGCACCACCCCTGGAACGCAAAATCACGTCTTCCCTATGGGCAAAACTCGAAAAAACCCCTGTAAATCAGGAATTTCCGAAGTGGGGCTATGGGGGTTTCGCCGCATTTTCTTCCACCGCGGCTCTGCGCACCCCCGGCACGCCAGGACCCCCGGGAAGTACCTTTTTGAATTCGATCCGGATTCCTTCGCCAGCGCCACGGAGACAGCCGCAACCCCGATCATGGTATACCCCTACTACATACCCCCACGATCGCCCCGTCTACCCCCCGTAGCGGCGGCAGAATTGGCATACCGTCACCAGGTCACACGGTCACACCACCACCCCGACACAAAAACAGGCCATATCACTACGATAAGCGGCCTCATTGAACATGCATCAGGTGCATTGATACGGTCACACAAGGGCAGCGCCTATAACACACGCCCCGTGTGCAATACAGAAAGCCCACAGCACGATATAACGCGCCCGCCACCGGGCAGGGATGCACCTGCACCGCGTGCAATTAATCTGATTTCAAAAAGGCTGTTAGGACGGCGTAAAGGGGTATTTTATGAAACGGGGTGAGTGCAACTTCTTTTCATCCACTGGTCACTCCGGGGGCTATGCCAGCGGCCAGGGCGATAGGCTGCGATACGTAGGTTCGGGTATAAGGCAGACGTAAAAAGACCCGCTCAAATGGCGGGCCTTATGGGGCGGGAATACGGCGGGCGGTTAATCGCCCATGTTGCATAGGGGCGACGTGTCCAGGCTCTCACCCATCACATGCAGGATCTCACCCATCACGTGATCGTAATTGTCGACCGTGTCCGATGGCATCCCGACATAGTAAAAATCCACGGTCCCGGGGATAGCCGCGAAGATGTAAGCCCGCGATACCGCCCACAGATCCGCCGCCGTCATAGGGTCGCCGTCAAAGTCGGCCATTTCCGCCTCAGCATGCGCGATTATCGCACTGGCGCGGACTTCTTCAGGCGTCGCCCCGCTCACCGTTACCACAATCGGATCGTACGGGTCGCGCATATCATTACAAATCAGAACGGTCAGACGTTTTTTCATTTTTCTTCCCCCTAGTTAAGACCTTCATTCAGTAGCGCGCGGAGTTGCGCGGCGTGCTGTTCCCGCCCGGCTTTTGTGGCGCGTTGTAGCGCCTTGATAACTCTCGGGTCATCCCTCAGCGGTTCACTTTTAGCCTCATTGAAACCCTCCATAACGCCGATATGATAGGCCGCCATAACCGCGTCTCTGATTTGCCCGCGCATATCCTCCACGTCATCCGCGCTGTTCACAGTAGCGACCGGCTTTTGTAGGTTATCGTCCTTGTACAGTAGGACTACTGACCCTTTTACATCCGTTTTAAAGTTACTCACATCTCACCCCCTACGCCGTCCAGCGGTTCCCCGCGCTTACAGCTGACCGCGAACAATGCAGCCTTCTCCGGGAACTGTGCGATGGACTTGATGCAATCGCTATACGACAAATCCCCGTCGATCACATAGTCATCACAATCCGACGCCAGCGCGCCAGGGTTAACGGTGCACAGTGTCACCACTAAAAACCATACCGAAGCCATAATAATTCCCCCCTTCTTACTTTTTGAATTTACGACCGCTGGCGCGGAGTTTACGACGGTAATCACTGGAAATGACGACAAGCGCCACGGCGAACATTACCGCCGGTAAAACGACTTCCAGAACATCACGGAATGCGAACATAGATACCCCTAGAAAAAAGATTTAAGTAACGCCGGTAAAACCGGATTTTTGCGAATAGTTAGCACTTTGAGACGGTCCCGCCCCTCGGTGGTCCAGATAGTCACCGTCCAGGCGCGGGCCTTGTCATCCCACGTTAGATCGGCATCATTTCGGCTATACAGCAGATCGCCAGCCGCTTTAAAGCCTTTGGCGACTAAATTCCCGTGCCATTTTTCCATGGTGTAACGGGCTTGCGCCCGGCGAATATCGTTAGCCCGCATATTCAATCCCCGCGATGCAGTGGAACGGCAGAGAATGGTTGTAATGCGTGTCACGGGTTAGGCCGTGGCGCATATCCCACAATGCCGTTAGGCGCATTAAAGCCGGGTAGATCTTTATATCGGATTGCGAGGCGATAAGGGTCATTCCGCCCGCCGTAGTGATTTTGACGGGTTTAACCATGAGGGCGTTACCGAATACCGCCGCCACCCCGGCGGCGTCCGCGTCCTTGCGTGCGACCGCTTTCCAGTCTCGCAGTGATTTAATGGTTTTCTTTACCTGGCGACGGTAAATGCTGTTCCCGCGTACGGACCACAGGGATCGGAGTATATGCGCATAAAACGCCACCTTCGCGGCGCTGTATTCGGCGTCCGTTGCGTAGTCCGCGCGGTTTACGTGGGACGGGCGGCGGTTATCAGCGACGCAATACGCCTCCGCTGATTTGTTCACGCCGTAGCGGTCCAGCTCGCGATCCAGGCAGAAAGCAAAATCAGCCTCAAAGGACCAGGCACACCAGATCAAAGCGCCGCTATCGTCGCGGAGTTCAACCAGGGTTGATCCGTCCGTGTCGGAGGTATAACGAATCGTGATCCCATCTTTCAGGTTGAAAGCGTTAATTTTTGCGGTGATTTCGTCGTATGTCATTTTGAACCTCGTTTATTGTTGTTTGCGTATCCCCGCCGGGTCCGATAAACATAATATGCACACGGAACGAGTGCAACCCCTTAGCCGGATTTATTTCATTTTTGCTGTCCGCGTCACCCCGGTTTTCGCGGTTCGGGTATCAGCGCCAATAAGAAAGGCGGCTTATCGCCGCCCTTCTTTGATCCAGTCCAGCAGGGCGTCGCCCTGGTCCTGTGTGGGCCATATCAGCCCACAGCATACCCCTCCAGCCACGGTGTAAAGTATCGGGCGGAACAGGCCGCCCCCGTCGCCCGCGATAATGGCGATCACGGTAAAGCCAGCGATAAGGCCGCACGCGGAGAACTTTACGACGGCCTTTTTTGCGTCACTATTCATGGTTTCAAGTCCTCCCACGGCCCGACGATATCCAGCGGATGATCGCCCACGGCGTGTAAATGACCGGACCGCATCCAGACGTTATATCCACGCGGCCGCATCGCCCCGCGGAATTTAACCCATACTGACCCCTTGCAAGGGAAGGTATAATGGCTATTAACAGGCGATACCCCGATGATTGTGACGCGGCATCCGGACCGGGTGATGTAGTCGCCGGGCGCGGTAATGACGGCTGGCAATGCCAGACGGTTTTCAACGTTTGAGGTAAACATAATTAAGCCCCCATAGCTTTTATTGAGACAATACGCACTTTCACTGGCGGGAGAATCGACCCATCTAACAGCGGCCCCCCAGTGTTACGGGCTTTAATGTTAGCGATCACGTTTTTAAGATGTTCGTATGAATCCACGGTTCCGGAATAGCGGCGGCCAAGCCCGTAAAAACGAGGATCATCATAATATGATTCCACGGTTACAACCCGGCGGAATGGAAGCGCTTTAGGGAATAACGCCGCGCGGGCATCTTTTACGGACGTTACCGACGGGGCGCGGAGTACCGCCGCGCTCGATGAATTTTTTCCGGTTAAATAAACGCGGTTTAATTCCGGCGCATATTTATGCGATTCTATTTTAATTCTCATGATCAAGACCCCTGCAAAATTAAAGTGAAAATGTTATTAGAACAGCCGATCAACCGTCCGGTCTTACGTTCACGCAAATAAATAGTCATGCGACCAAAACACGGGCGGCGCTCAATACGGCAACGCTTTAAAACGCGGCGGACGTCCGCCCCGATATAAACGCCGATAATGAAATAACCGATAAACATTATTGTTATCATTATTCGGCCTCGCTTACATACCAGCCCACAGTCTCACCCCGGCGGCGGCCTTTAGCGATATAATCGCGCTCCACTTCCAGCCCGATAGCCTCAGCAATGCGGATCATGCAATCAAGCCCGCAAGCGCCATCAAGGATAACTACGCTATCTTTTTCCCGGTATACCATGCCGTATAGGCGGTCCGCGCGGTCCGCCGATTTACGGCCGCCCGCCTCTTCCCACACGGCCCCAGCGCGATCTTTCAGCGCCAACAATTCAGGCTGATAGTTTGCGGCCAGCCAGTCACCGAACACCGTCCCTACCATGTCATACCCGCCGCCCATGCATTTAAAGCGGTCTCCGGTTGATGTGTCATCAAGGCGGCAAATGTTGTAGCCGTAAGTGTCACGACCGCGGGAGACAGACCAGGACAGTGCCAGACGTTTAATCTTTTTCATTTCGTTTACCTCGTTTATGTTGTTTCGTTGTTCGCGTATCCCCGCCGGGTTCGATAAACATAACTTGCACTCATTCCGTGTGCAACCCCTCGATGCAGATTTATTTCATTTTTGCTTTCCGCGTCACCCCAGGGCGCGCCGCCACGCCGTCACCCAACGGGGATCTATACCCATGCAACCCGCGCCACGCCTGGCTTGCTGGCCTTTCCGCCCCATCGGCGCCATCCCCGCGGAACCAATAAAATCAATGGTTTACAGAAATCGCACCTTTTTCGGGATCCATGGGGACGCCGAAATCCGGATTTTCTATAAAAATTTTGGGCTTCCTTACTTGGCAAACCTAGCGGGCTGAAAATTTTTAGCGGTGCGCGCTTACTTGAAAAAGCTGGCAGGCTGAAACCCGGCGGCGGGCCGCGCCAGCCAGGTCGGCGCCATGGGCCTGACCGGTGGCCATGCCCGGCAATCCTTGAGGTAAAATTCCTGCGGCGCCACGGTGGCCAT